ATGAAGAAATATAAATCACTGATCATTCTTTTGGCAGTTCTGGTTGTGCTTGTAGTTGCGTATGTTGTGACAGGGCAGTTAAAAAAGAAATCTGCGGAGAAAGAAAACGAAGAGAAACAGATTGCAGTGCTTGATATGTCGGATATCACCTCAATTCACAAAGAGATAGTTCAAGACTGTCAGAGAATACAGAAGACCCAAGGAAATTCAACATTCCTTGGGTCTTTTCTTTTTGTCAAAATCTAAGAATTTGTGTCTAATAGTAACAAGTTAGTAACACACTAGAAACAAGAAAAGTGGTAAAATTCTTCTATCATTACTATTAAGAAATAAGACCTGATATAACAAATCGTTATATCAGGTCTTTTGTTTTATATCTTATTTATAGCTTCAAGTTTGAATGGTAATTCAATATGTGTGTAAACTGTTTCTGTGACACCTTGACCCTTGTGACCAACTATCTTTTTGATGATTCTTTCATCAACACCTGCTTCAGTAAGCAGTGACACACAAGTGTGTCTTGTGTCATGTGGTCTATGCTGAAGTTTCAATTCTTCCATCAATGGTGTCCAATATGAATCATAGTAGTTTCTATAAAGAAAATGCTTATCATCAGGTGTACAAATCAGATATTCACAATCCCTGTCTAACCAATATTGGAAGAATGGAACAACCTTTTCAGCAATTGGAACTTCCCTGATTCCTGATTCTGTTTTTGATTCCCTTACATAGAACCATCTTTCATCAAGATGAACATCTTCCTTCTTCAGGTCAAGCAATTCACCAATTCTGACACCTGTATATATCAGCATCAGGATGACAGAATAATATGTATTAGAATCTTTGACTTTCCAAACCATATTGATTTGCTTCTTGTTGAATGGTTTCCTGTTGTATGCATTTGGGTTTCCTGCCTTAGTAATATCAACATATCTGACCATGTCCCTTTTATCAGCAGTCACAATTTCATGCATGACAGCATAATCATACATCAGACCAAACATGATTTTCATCTTCTTCAGTGTTGGTGTGTTTTTTCCTGATTCATCAACTGCTTGTTGCAGGTGGTCAAGTTTGATTTCCACAAACTTCATGTTATGTAATTTCTCACATGTCCTGAATGATGCTTTATATCCTTTCACATTTGATTCTGATACCTTTGGAAAATGCACTTCAGACCACTTTTCAAATACTTCAGCAAAGGTTATTGTGTTATGGTGCAAGTCATAAGGGTCTTTGTTGTATTCTGCAAGGGCAGTCAATGCTTCCTTTCTACTTTCATAATATCCAACAAAAGCATATATTGGATAAGACTTCTGTTTTTCTTCATCAAATGTCCATCCTGTTGTCTTCCTTGCAACCCAAGGTTTCCTTCTGTTTCCTGATAACTTATAAACACTTCCAAAACCATTTGGTAAACGCATAAATAAACACATCCTTTCTTAAAATTGGGTGACTTTAACAAAGGGTTGTGTTATACTTATTTTGGTTAAATTTGTGTGTATAGCACAATCCTTTGATAAGACCTGACTACTTCCAATAGTTGGGTCTTATTTTTTTTGTTCTTGGTGTTCTTCTGTTCTTGGTGTTCTTGGTTGTATACTACTATATATATTTATATTTTTCTTAGTCCTTTAGTGTTTCATCTTTATTTTCTTAAAAGCATTATAGATAAAACACCAAGAACACAAAGAACACCAAGAACAGCACGAACAATTATCACTGTATATAGTGAATTATAAAACTTCTTCCTGATTTTGTTCTTTCAATCTTTCCTTCTTTTCTTAAAGAATACACTATTTCTTTAACAGCATCTTGGTCTTCTGTATTAAATAATTTCCAAAATTCTGATTGAAGTATGTTGTCATTTTCAATGAGTGCCTGAACAACAGTAGGTTTCATTTCTTGGATTTTCCTTTGAAGTTCTAAAATATGATTTTGCTTATTTTCATAATCTTTTTGAAGATTGTCAAAATTTGATTCTAATTCATTCAGTTCATCACATCTTTTTGAAATATAATCATTAGTTGTCAAAATATTATGAAACCAAAAATCAAAGCATTCACCTTTTTCTTCACACAGTTTTTCACAATCCTTCAAATATATAACAAATGATTTTAAGGCAGGTCTTAATTCTTTTGGTGATTTTCCAAGGGCATTACACCATGAATTCAAGAAATAGGAATATTCATTTTCAATTTTATTTAAGAAATCTTTATTTGCATATATCCATCCCCAAGGAAGTTCACCATTTTCATCTAAATGATTTAACATATCATGATTTGGTTCTTTCTTCTTTTTCTTAAAAAGATTCAGCATATTATCACATCCCTTCTTAGAACTTCTGTCTGTTTTCAATGACCCTTCCAATGATTTGAACAGGCTTTTCAATGATGTCCTTGTTGGAAAAGTACATTGGTGCATATGTAGGATTGAAAGATTGAAGAACAATTCCATCATCCTGTTTCAACAGCTTCTTCACACAAGCACTGTCACCATTCACTTGTGCAATCACAATATCACCTGATTCTGCATCAGACTGTTGTTTGACAATTAGAACATCACCTGCTTGCATTCTTGGTGACATGGAATCACCTTTGACCTGAAGACCAAAGAATTCACCTGTCTGTGCAAGTCTGAATGGTATTTCTTCCCAATCCAATACTTCTTCAATAGCTTCAATTGGGATTCCTGCAACTACCTGACCAAGAACAGGAATCCTGCATCCTTTTTCAATCCTTGTTGATTCATCTGATAATGCTTCTGAATTATACTGTGCATCCCACATTGCTTCTTGTTCAGATTTATATTCTGATTCACCTGTCAGATAACTGATTGAAACACCAAAGTAATTTGCAAGTTTGGTCATGGTTGTATTATTTGGTGTGAATGTCTTCCACTTAGATGAAGACCCTGCACCAAGACCTGCTTCCCTTTCTAACTGTCTTTTTGAAATCTTTCTTTCCTTACATAATTGGTTGATTCTGTCTATAAATTCCATAGCAATTCCCCTTTCTTAAAAAAGTGCAGAATAAATTCAGCGAAAAGTGTTGACAAACTGCTGAAGAACTGCTAATATACATAGTGTCAGGTGCAGAACTAATTCAGCAGACTGATATAAACAAAAGTCGCTTGATGTTTTAAATATATGTTGGTGGTACTTCATATGATAGAACATCTTCAGCAATTTGTCAATATTTTATGCTGAATTTTTACGCACTTGCTGAACAAATTATATAAGAAAGGTAGGTGAAAATGATGTCAGAATTTGAAAAGCAGGTCAGACATGCATTGATTGATAGGGATATGACAATGACAGACCTTGCAAATGAATTAGGAATCACAATTTCTTATGTATCTGATTTGCTGAAAGGTAAAAGAACCAATCAGGAACAGCTTCAGAGAATTAAAGAGTTCCTTGAAATCACTGACACAGATGATTATGAAGAATAGAATATCAGTTTCAGAAGTTGCAGAACTGATGAATGTGTCAGAACAGTTCATCAGGATAGGTCTTCAGAAGGGAATCTTCCCTTTTGGTTATGCAGTCAAGATGTCAACACAATGGACTTATTATATTAGTCCACAAAAATTCACAGAACACACAGGAATTACTGTGTCATAGAAAGGAGAACATTATGGAAGGTTATAAAGTTTTTGAACCTGATTGGACATGCAGGGGATTTCAATATGAAGTAGGAAAGACATTTGAAGAAGATGTCACACCTTCTTGTTGCAACAGAGGATTTCATTTTTGCAAAGAATTAAAGGACTGCTTCAATTATTATCCATTCAATCCTGACAACAAAGTTGCAAAGGTCATTGCATTGGGTGAAATTGATGAAGAATCAGATGATAGCAAATGTTGCACCAACAAGATTCAGATTGTTGAAGAAATCAGTTGGGAAGATGTTTTAAGAATGGTGAACCTTGGAAAAGGAAACGCAGGTGATTGCAACAGCGGTAATCGCAACAGCGGTGATTGCAACAGCGGTAATTGCAACAGCGGTAATCGCAACAGCGGTGATTGCAACAGCGGTAATCGCAACAGCGGTGATTGGAACAGCGGTAATTGCAACAGCGGTAATCGCAACAGCGGTGATTGGAACAGCGGTAATCGCAACAGCGGTGATTGGAACAGCGGTGATTGCAACAGCGGTGATTGGAACAGCGGTGATTGGAACAAGACTAACTTTTCCAATGGATGCTTCAACACAGAAGAACCAAAAATCTTCTTATTCAACAAACCTTCAGATTGGACTTATCGTGATTGGTTAAATTCAGATGCAAGATATCTGTTGAATCAGATTCCAAGAAATGTTGTTGATTGGATTTGGTCAGATGACATGACTGATGAAGAAAAAGAACAGCATCCTGAATATGAAGTTGTTGGTGGTTACTTAAAGATTCTTGATGAATCAGAGTGTGGACAGTTATGGTGGGATTCACTTTCTGAAAGATACAAAAACATCATCAAAGCAATGCCAAACTTTGACAAAGAAATCTTTGAAGATGTGACAGGCATCAAGATATGATTTCCCTGTTTCCACATCAGCAAGAAGCATTGCAGGAAACAAAGGACTTTGACAACATTGCAGTTTATCATGACATGGGTCTTGGGAAGACATTCACAGGGTCAGAAATGATGAAAAGATTTGGATGCAAAGTGAACTTAATTGTGTGTCAGAAATCAAAGGTTCAGGATTGGGTGGAACACTTCACAGATAACTATCAGATGCAGGTGTTTGACCTTACCAATAAGAAACAGCTTGGTGAATATCATGGACTGTCACAAGGACAAAGATTCTTCATAGTTGGTGTTATCAATTATGAATTGGCTTGGAGAAGAAAAGAATTGCTTGACTTATATGATTTCACATTGATGCTTGATGAATCATCTTTGATACAGAATCAGAAAGCAAAGCAGACAAAATTCATCCTGAAGATGAAACCTGCACATGTGATTCTTCTTTCAGGAACACCTGTTGGTGGTAAATATGAAAATCTATGGACACAAGTCCACTTGCTAGGTTGGAAGATTTCAGAAGACTTGTATAACAGGCAGTATGTGAATTGGACAACAATTGATTCAGGTGGTTTTCAACACAAGATTGTGGACAAAGAAGACCCATATAAAAACATTGATAGGTTGAAATCCAAAATGCGTGAACATGGTGCAATATTCAAGAAGACTGAAGAATGTTATGAATTACCTGAACAGGTATTCACACACATCAGATTGAAAGCACCTAAAGAATATTGGAAGTTTCAGAAGGATTGCATTGTAACAATAGAAGGTCAGGAATTGGTTGGTGATACATCATTGACAAAACTGCTTTATAGCAGACAGATATGCAGTCAATTCAATCAAAACAAGTTGGATGCATTCAGGGATTTGGTTGAATCAACACAGGAAAGATTGATTGTATTCTATTCATTCAATGATGAACTATGGAACATGAAGAAGATATGTCAGGAACTTGACAGACCAATTTCAGAAATCAATGGACACACCAAAGACCTGACAGCCTATGAACAGGAATCAAACAGTGTGACCTTATGTCAGTATCAATCAGCATCCAAAGGACTGAATCTTCAGAAGTGCAACAGAATCATTTATTTTTCGCTTCCATTGTCATCAGAAGATTTTGAACAGTCCAAGAAAAGGATTCACAGGATTGGTCAGGAAAAAACATGTTTCTATTATCTGATGATTTGCAAGGGAACAGTTGAAGAACAAATCCTGCACACATTGGAAGAAAGGAAGGATTTCACAGATGAATTGTTCAAAGAAGATGAAAAGAAAAATTCATAATTTTGTAATCAAAGCCTTGACTGCATTGAATGCGTTTTCGCTGATTTATTGGATATGTTGGATTGACTGCATTATCAGTTGGCAACCATATGTCATCATGTTGGTCAATTTCACATGGATATGTCTTGTGTTGTATGCAAATGGTTGGGTGACTGACACAGAACCATATTATGAAAGATTAGAAAAGGAAGGTGAATATTATGATGAAATGTAAAGTTGCTATTGATGATAAAAATGAATGTACAAATTGCTGTTATTTCTGTGATAAGAAAGACACTTGTAATGATGTGTGTCAGGACATTGCAAACGTGTGTGAAGAACAGGTTGAAGAAACAGACCTTCAGGTTATTGAATCAACAGTTCCTGATGTACTGAAAGCAATCACAGACATTACAGTTCAGAAGAAGAAATTGGAAGAACAGGAAAAGCTGATGAAAGAAAAGTTGCTTCAGGCAATGGAAGAACATGGTGTGAAGTCATTTGAGAATGCAAAAGTCAAATTCATGTATGTTGCACCAACGACAAGAACAACCATTGATTCTAAGAAGCTGAAAGCAGACCATCCTGACATTGCTAAAGCATATTCAAAGACTTCCAATGTTAGTGCATCAGTAAGAATTACAGTGAAGTAGGTGAACACATGGCATCAGAAAAGAATTTTGAAAACAGAATCAAGTCTTTCCTGAAATCAAATAACTGCTATTTCATTAAATATTGGGGCGGTGGTGAATTCACCAAAGCAGGTGTTCCTGATATCCTTGCATGTTGCAATGGAAGATTCCTTGGAATTGAAGTCAAGGCAAAGAATGGAAAACCTTCACCACTTCAGATTCACAACCTGAAGAAGATTGATGAAGCAGGTGGATATGGAATTCTTCTTTATCCTGACCATTTTGAATTATTCAAAAACTTCATTGATTGCTTAAAGGTGGATGATGCAAACACTGTATACAATTATGAATTATTGAAAAGAAGGTGGTCAGATGGATAATTTTCATTTTTCAACAGCAGAATGTTTTGAGAATTGTCCTGCAAGATTTGATTTCAGATACAGACAGAACATTGAAGTGCTTCCAACAGATGACCCTGCAAATCCATTGATTCTTGGAACAGCAATTCACAGGGGAATGGAAAAGGATATGGAAACAGCTATTCAGGAATACAAAGATTCATATCCTATCATTACAGATGCACACATCAATGAAATTATCAAACTTGAATATTGGATTCCAAAGATGAAAGAACTTCTTCCTGAAGGATTTCATGAAGTCAATTTCAAGAATGATGTTTATGAAGGAACAGCAGACTTGATTGTTCCATGTACCAAGCATGATGCAGGTCTTCCACATGGTCAGTTTGATTTGTATGATTTCAAATATTCAAATAATATTGACCATTATATGGAATCAAGACAGTTGCATGTATACAAATATTTTTTTGAAAGAATCACAGGAAAGCACATCAGGAAAATGTATTTTGTGTTTGTTCCAAAGGTTCAGATTAGACAGAAGAAAACAGAAACACTTCAGGACTTCAGGAACAGAATATATGAAGAACTTGAAGCAAAGGAAATTCAAATCAAAGAAGTGGTTTATGACCCTTCAAAAGTTGCAGATTTTTATGAAACGTGTATGAACATTGGTCTAACAGATAAGTGTGAAAAGAATGAATCTTATTTGTGTGATTGGTGTGAATATAAAGACTATTGTCAGAAAGGATTGGACTATATGATTTTACCAAGTGCAGAAAGAAGACAGGTTGGAAAGACAACCAAAAGAAAATTATGGATTTATGGTGGTGCATTTTCAGGAAAAACAACATTTATGGATTCAGCACCTTCACCATTGAATCTGAATACTGATGGAAACATTCAGTTTGTTACTATGCAGTATTTACCTATCAAGGACACAATGGAAGGAAGACAGAAGATTCTTGCATGGGATGTCTTCAAGAAAGCTATTGATGAACTTGAAAAGACAGCAGGTCAGAATGGATTTAAGACCATTATTGTTGACCTTCTTGAAGATACTTATGAATCATGCAGATTATTCATGTATGACAGATTGGGTATCACACATGAATCAGATGACAGCTTCAGAGCATGGGATAAGGTAAGAACAGAATTCTTATCAACCATCAGAAGATTGATGAACCTTGACTATGAAAACATTGTGTTGATTTCTCATGAAGATACTTCAAAGGACATCACAAAGAAGTCAGGTGATAAAATCACAGCAATCAAACCAAACATTGCAGACAAGGTTGCAAACAAGATTGCAGGTATGGTTGACATTGTGGCAAGGGTAGTTGTGGAAGATGATGAAACAAGAACATTGAATTTCAAATCCAATGAAGTAATCTTTGGCGGTGGAAGATTAAAGAACATCAAGACCACATCAATTCCTTTGGATTGGAATGAACTTTTAAAAGTGTATGATGAAGCAAATTTTTTTGCCAAACATGCTGAAGAAATTCAGGAAGATACAAAAGAAACTGCTGAAGAAACACCATCAAGAAGGGGAAGAAAATCACGCACACAGTCAGAACCTGTTGAAGAATCTTCTGATGAACCTGTTCAGGATGGAACAACCAACACTGATTCAGAAACAGTTGTCTTGGATGCAGACACATATTTCTATGATGTCAAGAATGACAATTATGTGATGAAACATGCAGGTGATTCTGTTGACATGATTGTTGATGGTGTGGAAGTCATGAAGGTCATCACCAAAGAAGAATTTGGTGAAGGTATTAAGAAGTTGTCAGGTGCAGGGGAAGAAAAACCTGCAAGAAAAAGAAGAACAAGAAAGGAAAGATAATCATGAAGAAATTTATTGAAGCATTAAAAGAAGCAGGAATTTATGACCACATTGTTGAAACAATCGTGGATGTTAGAAACAGATATGGTGCAAAGGATGCAACCAAAGGAATCACAATGATTCTGAAAACAGAAATGATTAGAAATCCTAAGTTACTTGATGTCTTCATGAATGATATTGAAGACTTAGGTTTCAAGACAGTTGGTGCAGAAATCATGAAATCAGTTGTGGATATTGAAAAGGTTGATGCAATGAAAGATGTCAATCCTGATGAACTGTTCAAGAAAGCAACAGAACATGGTGACAGTGGATTGAAGAAATCCAATGAAGAAGCACTTGAAGATGCTGTTGTTGGTAATTTTATTGATTTCCTTAATGGAATTGCAAATATGTTAAATGATTAAGAAAGGTTAAAAAGGTGAATGAAATGAGTATTTTTGATAAATGGGATAAGAATGTGGACACAGAAGGACTTCAGAAAGATATTGCTGAAGCAGAAGCAAATGGTGGTCAGGGTGACTATCGTGAAGTGCCTGTTGGTACATATGAAGTTAAGATTGACAAGATGGAAATCAAGGAATGTGGTTCAGAAAAACATGCAGGTGAACCAATGTTCACAGTTCAGTTCAGAATCCTTGAAGGTGACTTTGAAAACAGTTGCTTATTCATGAATCAGCTTATCACAGAAGGATGGCAGATTGGACAGGTCAACAAGTTCCTTAGAAGTCTTGATGTCAATGACACAGTGGAATTCAAAACATATGGTCAGTACAATGACATGATTATGGACATGATGGAATCCATTGATGGAAGTCTTGAATTCCTTCTTGAATATGGCAAGAACAAGAAAGGCTATAACACATTCAAAATCAAAGATGTGTATGAAGTATAAAGAAAGGTAGGTGAATCTGATGCTGTTCTTTGACTTTGAAGTGTTTATCAAGGATTGGCTTGTGGTCATCCTTGATATGGACAATAGAAAAGAACATGTCATCATCAATTCACCTTCTGACCTTAAACAATTCTATCAGGAACACAAAACAGACATATGGGTTGGATTCAACAATCATCATTATGATGATTACATCTTGAAAGGAATCCTTTGTGACATGAATCCAAAGGAAATCAATGACCACATTATTATCAAAGAAAAAGCAGGTTGGACATTTTCAAATCTGTTCAGGTCAATTCCATTACTGTCATATGATGTGTTCCAAGCAAAGATTGACAGGGGACTGAAGTTCTTTGAAGGAAGTCTTGGAAACATGGTGAAAGAATCATCCATTCCATTTGATATTCCAAGAAAGCTGACAGAAGAAGAACTTCAGGAAACTGTTAAATATTGTAGACATGATGTGGAACAGACTGTTGAAGTATTCATGCAAAGGAAAGCAGACTTTGATGCAATCATGTCACTAATAAAGATGTTCCCTGAAGTTCTATCAATCAGGGACATTGGACTGACAAAGGCACAAATCAGTGCAAAGATTTTGGAATGTGAAAAGGTCAGAAGAAATGATGAATTTGACCTGTTTGTACTTCCTTGCATACAGATAAAGAAATACAGAAAAGCAATTGATTTTTACATGTCAATGGTTGGGAAAACTAATCAGAAAGAAGTGTATTCAGAATCATTGAACATGATTATTGCAGGATTGGAACACAACATCAGTTGGGGTGGAATCCATGCAGGAAAAGAAAAATATCAGAATCTTGGACATGGTAGGCAGATATGGCATGTTGATGTTGCTTCCTTCTATCCAAGACTAATGATATTCCATAACCTGCTTACAAGAAACAGCAAGAAACCTGAAAAGTTCAAAATGATTTATAACAGAAGAATTGAATTAAAACATGCAGGTAAAAAGAAAGAACAAGCACCATTGAAGATTGTCATCAATGGAACTTATGGAATCAGTAAAGCAATCAATTCATTAGCATATGACCCAAGGAATGCAAACCTTATCTGCTTGAATGGTCAGTTGATGCTGATTGACCTGATAGAACATTTGGAAGTGATTGATGGATTTGAATTGATTCAGTCAAACACAGATGGTCTGATTATCAGCCTTCCTGATACAGATGAAGCATTTGAACAGATGGATGATATTTGTTTTGAATGGGAAAAGCGTTGCAATATGGAATTGGAATTTGATGAAATCAGTTCTATTTGGGAAAAGGATGTCAACAATTATGTGTTCATATTTAGTAATGGCAAGATAGAAAGAAAAGGTGCTTATGTGAAAGAACTGTCACCACTTGACTATGACCTTCCAATCATAAACAAAGCATTGGTTGATAGATTAGTCAAAGGAATACCAATTGAAGCAACCATCAATGGATGTCAAGACCTGAAGGAATTTCAGATGGTCAAGAAGATATCATCAAAGTATGACTGCATTATGCATGGTGGACATTGGGAAAAGCACAAAGCAATCAATCCTACAACAGGAAGATTGAAAACATTCACAAGGTTTGTTGGTAACACCAAGAAACTGAATGAAAAATGTGTCAGGGTCTTTGCATCAGTAAATGAATCTGATGGTGGACTTTGGAAAATTAAAAAAGATGGTAGCAAAGCAAAGGTTGAAGGAACACCTGAACACTGCTTTATCTTCAATGATGAAGTGAATGGTGTCAAAGTTCCAAGACAACTAAATAAGCAGTGGTATATAGACACAGCTTATGACAGATTATCAGGATTTGGAATTTGTGAAGGAAGAAGGTGAAATTGATTGGATTGGAAAGGAAACAGCGTGGTTTTCAAAGGCTATGCGACAGGCACAGGGAAGAAAGCAACCATGAAGGTCAAGGATGCACAGCTTCTTCAATGGGATGATGTTCAAGGAAATCAGTCATTTGGTGCAATCCTGAATCAGGACTTTGTTGATATTTCATTTGATACTGATGAACTGTCACAGAAGTTTTGGGATATGGCAGAAAAGAACAATTGGAATTGTTTGATTCTTGAAAATCCTGAAAATGGACACATTCACAGCTATTGGAAGGACACAGAACACAGGATTGAAAAGGGTGGAAAGGATAAAAAACTTGCAGTTGGATTGATTGCAGATATTCATTCAGGCTCAACATACATACCACTAAGGGTCAATGGTGTTGATAGATTCCCACCATCCTTTGAACCTGATGACATTGATGAAGTTCCTGATGAATTGATTCCTGTGAATACAACCATCAATCTTGCAGACTTGCAGGAAGGGGATGGAAGGAATGATGAATTGTTTAAATACATCCTGATTCTTCAGTCACAGCTTATGTTGGACAGAGAACCAATAAGAAGGGTGTTAGATAACATCAATCATTTTATCTTTAAGGATGCATTATCAGAAGAAGAAATGGATGTCATCACAAGGGATGATGCATTTGCAAAACCAATTTTCTACAAAGGGAAAACATTCTTGCACAATGCTTTTGGTCAGTACATGAAGAATGAATATCACATCAAAAGGATTCAGGGACAGCTTCATGTGTATGATGGCGGGATTTATAAATCAGGTTACAGATTCATTGAATCCAAGATGGTTGAATTGATTCCAACACTGAAAGCAAATCACAGAGTGGAAACCTTGAAGTATTTGGAAATCATCACACCTGAAGAAACACAGGTTGCAGATGCAAATCTGATTGCATTCAGGAATGGTCTTTATGACTTAGCAACAGATGAACTTCTTCCATTCAGTCCTGACCATGTTATTACAAACATGATTCCTTGGGACTATAACCCTGAAGCATATAGTGAATTGTGTGATAAGACCTTGAACAAAATATCCTGTCAGGATGATGAAATCAGAGCGTTACTTGAAGAATGTATTGGATATTGCTTCTTCAGACAAAATGAATTATCAAAATCATTCTTCCTGACAGGTTCAGGGTCAAATGGTAAATCAACATTTTTGGATATGGTGAAGAATGTGCTTGGAAGACCAAACTATGTGTCATTGGATATGGATGAACTTGGTGAACGATTCAGTACAACAACCATGTTTGGAAAACTTGCAAACATTGGTGATGATATCAGTGATGAATTCCTGCAAGGAAAGGTGATTGCACAGTTCAAGAAGATTGTCAGTGGAAATGATATCAAGGCAGAAAACAAAGGTCAGGATGCATATTTCTTCAAACCAACAGTCAAGCTGTTATTCAGTGCAAATGAGATTCCAAGAATGAGAAACAAAGGATTTGAAGCAATCAAAAGAAGACTTGTCATCATTCCATTCAATGCTAAATTTAGCAAGAATGATGATGACTTTGATGCAGGAATCACTTGGAAGCTGAAGAAACAGGATGTTGCAGAATACCTGATAAAACTTGGTATTGAAGGATTGAAAAGAGTTCTGACAAATCAGGGATTCACAGAATCACAGAAGGTCAAGGATGAAGTTGACAACTTTGAAAAAGACAACAATCCAATTCTTCTATTCTTGGAAGAAGTGGAAGAAGATGAAATTTTGAACCATGAAACCAAAGAAGTGTTTGCAAGATATGACACATTCTGCAATGAAAATGGATTCACAAGAATTGCAATGCAGACTTTCACTAAGGAAATTAAGAAACACCTTGGATGTGAAAGAAAAGATGTCAGGTTGAATGGTAAGAAAGCAATAATTTTTATTAAGTAGAAAGGATGATGGATGATGGAATTACATGAAGAAACAGATGGTCAGTTATCATTTGCAGAAGATGTTGTCAATCATCCATCCCACTATTGTCAGGATGGTGGAATGGAATGTATTGATGAAATGATAGCAATCTTTGGGAAAACAGCAGTCAAGCACTTTTGCCTGTTGAATGTATGGAAGTACAGAAAAAGGGCAGTGTTCAAGAATGGTGCTGAAGATATGAAGAAAGCTGATTGGTACATGAAGAAGTATGTGGAACTTGGTGGAAAGGCGGTGAACTGTTGATGAATTATCATAACATTACAAAAGATGACATGAATAATGGTGATGGTTTGCGTGTAGTTCTTTGGGTGGCAGGATGCAGTCATCATTGCAAGGGTTGTCAAAATCCTGTGACATGGAATCCTGATGATGGTATTGAATTTGATATCAGAGCAAAGAAGGAAATCTTCAAGGAACTGAAAAAGAAGCACATTGCAGGAATTACATTCAGCGGTGGTGACCCTTTATTTTCAACCAACAAAGGAACAGTTTTCTGTCTGTGTCAGGAAATCAAAAAGAAGTTTCCAACTAAGACTATTTGGATTTACACAGGATATGATTGGGAAACCATCATGAATAACAAATATATGAAAGCAGTGATGAAATATGTTGATGTTCTTGTGGATGGTGAATTCATTGAAGAATTGAAAGATGTCAATTATCCTTGGGCAGGTTCTACCAATCAAAGGGTGATTGATGTTCAGAAATCACTGAAGGAAGGAAAGGTGATTTTGCATGAAAGTAATTAAGAAAGATGGAACACTTGAAGGTTATGACTTCATGAAGATAAAGAATGCAGTCACAAAATCTGCAAAAAGGGTCATGATTGACCTTGATGATGAAGCATTTGACAGACTGAAGGATATTGTTGAATTAAGACTGTCATTGCTAAACACAGAACTGATTCCAATTGCAGACATGCACAATGTTGTGGAAGAATCATTGGAACAGTTTGACCCAAGAATTGCAAAGTCATATAAAGACTATCGCAACTATAAAAAAGATTTTGTTCACATGATGGATAAGGTATATCAGAAATCACAATCCATCAGATTCATTGGTGACAAAGAGAATGCAAACACTGACAGCACATTGGTAGCAACTAAAAGATGCTTGATATTCAATGACCTGAATAAAAGACTGTACAGAAAATTCTTTATGACACAGGAAGAACTTCAAGCATGTAAAGATGGTTACATATATGTACATGACCAATCAGCAAGGTTGGACACAATGAACTGTTGTCTGTGTGATGTTGGTTCAGTCATGAAGGGTGGTTTTGAAATGGGGAATATTTGGTATAACGAACCAAAGACCCTTGATACTGCTTTTGATGTACTTGGTGACATCATTCTTTCAACAGCTTCACAGCAGTATGGTGGATTCACTGTTCCTGAAGTGGACAAGATTCTTTCACCTTATGCGGTGAAATCATTCAAGAAATATGTTGATGAATACTATCAGATGATATCAGCATATTCAGAACTTGATTCAGATGATGTATCAAAGAATGCAAACACCTATGCAATGCAAAAGGTCAAAAGAGATTTTGAACAGGGATTCCAAGGAATAGAAATGAAGCTGAACACAGTTGGTTCAAGCAGGGGTGATTATCCATTCATCACAATGACATTTGGTCTTGCAACAGATGAATTTGGAAAGATGGCATCTATCACATTCCTTGAAGTTCATGCAAAGGGACAGGGAAAGGAAGGAAACAAAAAGCCTGTGTTATTCCCTAAGTTGGTATTTTTGTATGATGAAAATCTGCATGGTGAAGGATGCATCAATGAAGATGTCTTTGAAGCAGGGATTGAATGCAGTTCCAAAACAATGTATCCTGATTGGTTATCACTGACAGGTGAAGGATATGTTGCTTCCATATATAAGAAATATGGAAGGGTGGTTTCCCCTATGGGATGCAGGGCATTCTTATCACCTTGGTATGAAAAAGGTGGAATGCATCCTGCTGATGAATCAGACAAACCTGTGTTTGTTGGAAGATTCAACATTGGTGCAGTTAGTCTTCATCTTCCAATGATTCTTGCAAAATCAATACAGGAAAGCAAAGACTTCTATGAAGTGCTTGATTATTATCTGAACATGATTAGAAAGATTCATCAAAGGACATATGACTATCTTGGTGAAATGAAAGCATCAACAAACCCAATTCAGTATTGTGAAGGTGGTTTCTATGGTGGACATCTGAAACCAACAGACAAAATCAAACCATTGCTGAAACCAATGACTGCATCCTTTGGAATCACAGCATTGAATGAACTTCAGGAATTATACAATGGAAAATCCCTTGTGGAAGATGGACAGTTTGCGTTGGATGTTCTGAAGTATATCAATGACAAGGTGAATGAATTCAAGGAAGAAGATGGTTGGTTATATGCAATCTATGGAACACCTGCTGAATCACTTTGTGGTCTTCAGATTGAACAGTTCAGAAAAATGTATGGTGTGATTGAAAATGTATCTGACAGACCTTATGTGTCAAACAGCTTCCATTGTCATGTGACTGAAGACATCACACCAATTCAGAAGCAGGATTTGGAAGGTAGATTTTGGGATTTATGCAATGGTGGGAAAATCCAATATGTAAGATATCCAATTGACTACAATAAAGATGCAATCAGGACATTGGTCAGAAGGGCAATGGATAAAGGATTCTATGAAGGTGTGAATTTATCACTTGCATATTGTGATGATTGTGGACATCAGGAACTTGAAATGGATGTGTGTCCTGTGTGTGGTTCAACGAACCTGACAAAGATTGACAGAATGAATGGATATCTTTCTTATAGCAGGGTACATGGTGATACAAGATTGAACAGTGCAAAGATGGCAGAGATTAAAGAAAGGAAATCAATGTAATGAAGTGTGATGGATGTTTTGGTGCTTCATTTGATGATTGTAAAAGGTGTAAGAAAATGACAGGAAAAGAATATCAGAAATTAGCAATGAGAACATGCAGTATTCCATATGACAATAAAGAAGGAAGATTGCATCATGCAGTGTTTGGACTTACTTCAGAAGCAGGTGAAGTTGCAGGAATTCTTCAGAAGGTATATCAGGGACATGAATTTGACAAAGAGCATATCAAGAAAGAACTTGGTGACTGTCTTTGGATGATTGCTGAAGCATGTGAAGCACTTGACCTTGATATGGATGATGTAATGCAGACAAACATTGACAAGCTGAAAGCAAGATATCCTGAAGGATTCAGTGCTGACAGGTCACTTCACAGAAAAGAAGGTGACATTTAATGTTCTTAAAATTAGCACTTATCTTCATTATTTGGGGAATTTATGGTGATTTAGAAAAGAAAAATGATGAAACTTCTTCATTTTGTATGGTTTTATTGACATTTTTAATAATTTTTAGTTAGGCGGTGAATTGATGTTAAGATGTGAAATTTTGGATGTGCAGGGTTTTAACCCTGCTATTCATGGAATGAGAAACCCAAAGAACAGTTGGGACAAGTCAGACAGTTATGATGCAGTTGATTGTGGTAAATGTGGACTGATTGAAGAAAAGGGTGTCTGCAACAAAGAAGACAGACTTGGAAGATGTGACAACTTCAGATGTTATGCAGTCGGTGATAATGACCTGAAGCTGATGAAAACATTATTCAATGCAGGAACAGAACACAGAAAATATGACAGAATGATTCAGGTATGGATGGATATTGAAGCACCTTTGTATTGGTGGAAGGAATTTGACACATACAAGATTGGAACTGTTGCAAATAGTTGTTCTACCATGCATAAGATTCACAGCAGGGATTTGACCTTGAATGACTTCAGCACTGAACATCTTTCCAAGACTAACCTGATTGTGGTGGATATGGTTATTGATGCAATCAATAATGCAAGACAAGACTTCCTTCAGAATCATGACAAAATTGATTGGTGGCAGATGATTCAACTTCTTCCATCATCATACAATCAGAAACGAACAGTCATGATGAACTATGAAGTGATTGCAAGAATCATTGAACAAAGGTCACATCATAAGTTGGATGAATGGCATCAGCTTATTGATGTTCTTGGTGGTCTTCCTTACATGCAGGAATTGATGAAATAACTGTTCTTGGTTGTTCTTGGTGCTTAGAATTTTGACACCACCAAGAACAGCACACAGCAGTGGTTGAAGGGTGTGCAAGAACAACAAAGAACACTAGTAAGAACAGCGAAAAGCCTTTATTTATAAGGGTTTCAAGACTTTTGTTCTTGGTGTTCTTGGTGTTCTTGGTACTTTTCACTTTTAAATAAAAATAGTAATTTTATTGTATTTTATTATATATTTATATGATTTTAGGTGAAAAAAATAAATATATAGTAGTAGTGTTTTAGCAAGAACACCAAGAACAGAAAGGACAGGGGATGAATAAATGACAGCTAAAGAATACTTATCACAAGTTCAAGAACAGCAAAATAAAATTCTCGAACAAGAAGAATATATTCAGAGATTAAGAGCAACATTAGATGTTGCAGGAATTAGATATGATAAAGAAAGGGTTCAGACATCACCTGACCCTGATAAAATGGCACATACATTTTCAAAAATATTTGAACAAGAAGAAATTCTTGAAGATATGAAAAAGGTATTTGTTGATTTCAGAATCAAAGTAATTGATATGATTCATCAGATTGAAAATGATATTTTTAGAAAGATATTGAATATCGTTTATATTGATGGTAAGAACTTAAAAGAATGTGCAAAAGACATAGGGTTCAGTTATGATTATGTCAGAGAAATGCATATCCAAGCATTAAGTGCATTTGACAAAAAGTTCCCACAATAGTCAGGTTGTAACCCACACTAATGATATAGTATACTATATCATGTAATAATTAGGTTTAGAGAAAGACACCACCCTGAAAAGGGCAGGTGTCTTTTTGCGTTGGCAAATAACAAAGAAAGGAGTGTTGCAGGATGGCAAGAAAGCTGACTGACAAACAGAAGAAATTTGTTGAAGAATACCTGATTGACCTGAATGCAACACAGTCTGCAATAAGGGCAGGTTATTCACCAAAAACAGCAAATGAGCAAGGTGCAAGGTTGTTAGCAAATGTTAGTATTCAGGAAGCTATTTCAAAGGCAATGGCAGAAAGAAGCAGAAGAACAGGAATCAATCAAGATAGGATTGTTCAGGAACTTGCAAGAATAGCATTTGTTAAGATAACAGATGTTGTTGACCCTGATGGTGAAATAAATACAAATGCATCTGATGATGACCTTGCATGTATTGAATCATACAAGGTTGAAGATTCTGATTCAGTGAATGGTTCATCTTCCAAAAGGGAAGTCAAACTTGCTTCCAAAATAAAAGCACTTGAATTATTAGGGAAGCATGTTGGAATGTGGAATGACAAAATTCAAGTTGATGTTTCCATTCCTGTGTTTGGGGGTGAAGATGACCTTGAAGAATAAACACAGGAATAATGGGAAAGGAAAGGGTAACAGAAAAGAACAGCTAAAAAGAAGACGGAAAAGACAGAAGAATCAAGTCCCAAAGACCAAGAATTCTTATTGGTGCATTGATGGAAATTTCACCAATCATCCTGTTGCTTACTGCACACATTATCATGGTGTATTGACACAGGGATTGATGGATGTACATAAATGCAAAGAACATGGATGTTTCAGGTTAAGGGAAGGTGATAAATTTGAATAAGAAATATTATCACCTGCCTGATATCGTTGGAAAAGGATATAAGAAGTTTTGGAACTTCAAAGGAAGATACAGAGTTGTAAAAGGAAGTCGTGCTTCAAAGAAATCCAAAACAACAGCACTTTGGTACATTTACAACCTGATGAAATATCCTGAATCAAATCTGTTGGTCATCAGAAAGACCTTCAGAACATTGAAAGATTCTTGTTATGCTGATTTGAAATGGGCATGTCACAGATTTGGTGTTGACCATTTATGGCAGTTCACATTGTCACCTTTGGAAGCAACATATCTTCCAACAGGTCAAAAGATATATTTCAGGGGATTGGATGACCCTTTGAAAGTCACATCTATTGCAGTTGATAAAGGCTGTCTGTGTTGGATGTGGATTGAAGAAGCATATGAAATCATGTCTGAAGCTGATTTTGATATGTTGGATGAATCAATCAGGGGTGAATGTCCTGATGGACTATGGAAGCAGATAACACTGACATTCAACCCTTGGAATGAACATCATTGGATGAAGAAACGATTCTTTGACAATCCTGACCCTGATACACTTGCATTGACTACTAACTATTTATGCAATGAATGGTTGGACAAAGCAGACTTGCAGGTGTTTGAAAGGATGAAAAAGAACAATCCAAGAAGATATGCAGTTGCAGGTCTTGGTGGATGGGGAATTGTTGATGGTCTTGTATATGAGAATTGGAAAGAACAGGCATTCACACTTGATGATGTAAGGAATTGCAAAACAAGATGTGGACTTGACTTTGGTTATACAAATGACCCTTCAGCATCACCAATCATGTTTCTTGATTTGAAAAATAAGAAATTGTATGTGTGGGATGAACTTTATAAAACAGGTTTGTCCAATAAAAAAATATATGAAGAACTATCATCAATGGGATATGGAAAAGAGAAATTCACAGGTGATTCTGCTGAACCAAAGTCTATTGATGAATTGAAATCCCTTGGACTAAGAATCAAGGGGGCAAAGAAAGGAAAAGACAGCATCAACAATGGAATACAGTGGATTCAAGACCTTGAAATCATTGTCCATCCGAGATGTGTCAACTTCCTGACAGAAATATCCAACTATACATGGGATAAAGATAAATTTGGAAACAAACTGAACAGACCAATTGATGATTTCAACCACTTAATGGATGCAATGCGTTATGGGTTGGAAGATGACATCATTGGAAATGCTTGGTTGTATTAGAAAGGATGGTGAAGAAATGTGTTAAAGGAAGATGAAATTCTGAAGTTTATTCAGGAAGACAAGGTGTCAACCAAGAAGAACCTTGCTTCCATTGGTCAAAAATACTATGATGCAGACCATGACATCATGCATTATAGAATGTTTTATTTCAATGCTGATGGACAATTGGTTGAAGACACAACAAGAAGCAATGTCAAGATTTCACATCCATTCTTCACTGAATTGGTTGACCAAGCAGTGCAGTATATGTTGTCAGGTGAAAATGGAATCATCCATTCTGATATTCCTGAACTTCAGACAAGATTGGATGAATACTTTGATGATGATTTTATCTGTGAATTGAATGATGTTCTGACAGGTACAATGGCAAAGGGATTTGAATATATGTATGCTTACATGAACAAAGATGGGAAACTGTCATTTGAATGTGCAGATTCCCTTGGTGTTGTGGAAGTCAGAGAAAAGGACACAGATGATGGATGTGCCTATGTAATTTATTGGTATGTGGACAAGCTAACCAAAGAAAACAAGGTCATCAAAAGAATTCAGGTATGGGATGAAAATCAGACAACATTCTATGTGCAGGAAGAAGAAGGAAAGCTGATTCTTGATGAATCAGAACCAATCAACCCAAGACCACATGTAGTTTATAAGAAAGATGGTGATGATTCCATCTATTATGAAAACTTTGGTTTTATTCCATTCTTCAGATTGGATAATAACAAGAAACAATGGTCAGGATTGAAACCAATCAAAGATTTGATTGATGACTATGACATCATGTCATGTGGTCTTTCAAATAACCTTGCTGATTTTGATTATCCATTGCATGTTGTCAAAGGTTTCCAAGGTGATAATCTTGATGAACTTCAGCAGAACCTGAAGACCAAGAAGATGATTGGTGTTGACCCTGAAGGGGGTGTGGAAGTCCACACAATAGATATTCCATATCAGGCAAGACAGGCAAAGATGCAGGAAGATGAAAAGAACATTTACAGATTTGGAATGGGATTCAATTCTGCACAGCTTGGTGATGGTAATGTTACCAATGTTGTTATCAAATCAAGATATGCACTTCTTGATTTGAAGTGTAACAAGTTGGAAATCAGAATGAAGCAGTTCCTGAAGAAGATTGTGAAGGTTGTCATTGGTGAAATCAACAGAATTGATGGAACTGATTATCAGGTTGCAGATGTGTGGTTTGATTTTAAACGTGAGGTCATGACCAATGCACAGGATAATGCACAGATTGAATTGACTGATGCACAGAAACAGCAGATACAAATCAATATAATCCTGTCACTTCAGGGTGTTCTTGATGATGAAACAATCATTCAGACCATCTGTGAAATACTTGATATTGATTATGAAGATATCAAAGACAAACTTCCTGAAGATGAAGAACAGGATAATCAGCTTGCACAATCCACCTTGGAAGGGATTGTTCCTGAAGAAGGTGGTGAAGACATAGATGAATAAGACTGAAAAACAGATTGCTAAATATCAGCTTCAGCAGGAACAAAAGACCTTGCGTGAATTGAAACAGGTATATGCACAGGCATCAAAAGACCTGCAAAAATCAATCAATGACCTGAATCTTAGAACTGATATGCAGAATCTTCAGTCTATCATCTATCAGGTCAAATATCAGGAAGCAATGAAGAAACAGATTGATGGTATTCTTGATAAGCTGAACAAAGGGTCTTATCAAACCATCAATGAATATCTTCAGGATGCTTATCACAATGGATATATTGGGAACATGTATTCTTTGCAAAAACAGGGAATTCCAATCACAGTTCCAATTGACCAAAAGAAAGTGCTGACTGCACTTCAGACAGATTCAAAACTGTCTTCCAAGTATCATTCAGGTGATGTCTTGAAAGGAAGGCTTGCTGAAGATGTCAAAAAACTGAAAGTGACCATCAGGGCAGAGTTATCAAGGGGAATTGCAAATGGTGAAACATGGCAACAGGTAGCATATAAGATTGCACTTGGTATGAACAATCCAATATCAAAAGCCTTGAACATGGCAATGAGAATTGCAAGAACTGAAGGTCACAGAGTGAATCAGCAGGGATTTCTTGATGCAGGTACTGAAGCAAAGAAAAAGGGTGCTGATATCGTAAAACAATGGGATGCAACACTTGATTCAGTTACAAGACCTTGGCATCAGGAAGCAGATGGTCAAATCAGGGAATGGGATGACTTCTTTGAAGTTGGCGGTGAAAAGATGAAAGCACCATCCATTGGTGGTTCTGCAAGGAATGTCTGCAATTGCAGATGTCAACTCCTTCAAAGGGCAAAATGGGCATTGGATGAATCTGAATTGAAAACCCTTCAGGACAGAGCATCATTCTTTGGATTGGACAAATCAAAGTCCTTTGAAGACTTCAAAAAGAAGTATTTGAAGTTACCAAGTAATGCTGATACAATGAAATTGAAAACATTACCTAAACCGACAGGTTCAAAAGATTCACACTATGATGGATTTTTCAAAAGATTGAATCAGATGAATGTTGACTACAATCCTGTTCAGAATCAAATTAAGAAGATGACAGAAGAAGAAATCATCAATCTTCTTGCAGGTGGTGACAGAACTTCAGGTTCATGTGCTTCTGTTGGTCTTGCTTATATTGGACAAAAACAGGGATGGGATATTCTTGATTTTAGGGGGAACAAAAGTCAGGAATTCTTTTCAAATGGTCTGAATCTTAATGGTTTATCAAAAACTGAAGGAATCAAAACCTTGAAAGCAGATGGAAAATGTTCATTGACTGTTGGTAATAGGTTATTGAAACAGGTGGAAACAGGTAAAGAATACTATTTATGTGTTGGAAAACATGCTTCTATTGTCAGAAAAACAGAAGAAGGAAAACTTCAATATTTAGAATTACAATCAGCATATAATAGTGGTTGGACAGATTTCAATGGAAATCCTAAAAGTACACTTCATGACAGGTTTGGTTGTACTTCCACATCAGATTATGGAACATCATCAACTTATGATTTCATGATTGATATTGAAGAAAGTGATTTTTCAACAGATGATTTCAAATCTTTACTTGGTTACATCAACACATCAGATTCTGCACAGAAGAAGGGAAAAAATGGAACAATCAAGTAAATGGTATAAAAACAACCCTGATGACAAGATATGGTGGTTGAACAATTCTGAAATAAAAGGTGAATGGGTGTTTTCTTTTGATAAGAAGACTGAATTCAATATGTTCAGAGATTACCCATATGCACTGACATCAGAACAAAAGAAAATCTTTGATGAAGAAAATCCATATTGGAAGAACTTCTTCAAAGATAGAACACAGTAATAAAAAAAAACACTTTGGAAACAGGGTGTTTTTTTTTATGTCCTAAGTAAGACATTAAACTGCTTTATTTTTATGTCATTTTCATGGGTGACCATGTAAAACATCAGTGACTGACAGTCACATCCAAGACATAACTTGTAAAAATTGTAAATGTGAAAGGAAGGAATATAACAATGACATTACAGGAATTATTGAAAGCACAGAACTTGACTGATGAACAGGTCAAAGGAATTCTTGATGCTATGAAACAGAACAAAATCTATACTGCATCAGAAGAAAATCTTGATGTGAGATATGGAAAATTAAAGACTGACCATGATGCAATGGTTGCAAAGGATGCAGAATCACAGAAGCTGATTGCAGAACTTCAGAAAGCAACTAAAGGTCAGGAAGATGTGCAGACAAAAATCACAGAGTATGAAGCAACTATTCAGAAACAGCAGGAAGAACTTACTGAAGCAAAAACAGAATCTGCATTGAAGATTGGTCTTCTTTCAGCAGGTGCAAAGGCAACTGACATTGATTATTTGATTTATAAAATGAATCATGACAGTGATTGGAAACCTGAACTTGGTGAAGATGGACAGGTCAAAGGTCTTGATGACAAGGTGAAAGGACTGAAAACACAGTTCCCAAGTCAGTTTGAATCAACTTCTACAAAGAAGATTGAAGAAAAGAAACTTGAAAAGCCTGAACAGAAAGACACAGTCACAAAGGAAGATTTCAACAAAATGGGATATCAGGCAAGAAACAAGCTGTTCAATGAAAATCCTGAATTATACAAAGAATTATCAAGCAATTAAGAAAGGTTAAAAGGTGAAAAATTATGGCAAGTACAACAACTAAATTATCCAACATTATCAATCCTGAAGTCATGTCTGACATGATTGAAGCAAAGATTGAAGCACAGTGCAAGATTACACCATATGCACATGTAAACACAGACTTACAGGGAACAGCAGGTGACACAATCACAGTTCCTTCTTGGAATTACATTGGTGATGCTGAAGACTTTGATGTTGAAAAAGCATCTGACACAAATGCTGAAGTTGAAACAACAAATCTGACAGCAGGAAGCACAACATTCACAATTAAATGTGCAATGAAGGCTGTTTCTATCTTACAGACTGCAATCAACAGTGGTCTTGGAAATCCTATTGGTCAGGCAACTTTACAGTTAGCAAAATCTATTGTCAACAAAGTGGACAATGACCTTATTGATGCTATTTATGCAAAGATGACTGCATCCAAGGATAAATGCATTACTGCTGATGAAAAAGCAAATTATGTCAACTATGATGGAATTGTTGATGCAGTAACTAAGTTTGAAGATGAAGAAGATGGAATTGAAAAGGTTATGTTCATCCATCCAAAACAGGAAAAAGCACTTCTTACTGATGCAGATTTCATTTCTGCTGATAAGTTTGAAGCAGGTGTTGCAGTCAATGGTTCTATTGGTAAGATTGCAGGTTGTTGGATTAAGAAATCCAAGAAAGTAAAACAGGAAGAAACAACCAACTGTTGGTTAAATCCTATCATCAAACTTGAACCTGATTCTGCTGAAACAGAGTATACAGAAGATGAACTTCCTGCATTAACTATCTTCTTAAAGAAAGATACACAGGTTGACCATGAATGGTTTCCTAAAAAGCAGAAGCATGATATCACAGCTTCTAAGTATTATGGTGTTGCAGTAACAAATGCATCTAAACTTGTTGTTGCAAAATTCAAGGGTGATGCACCTACTGCCTAAGTAAAGAAAGGCGGTGAATCTGATGATTATATCAGTTGATGATATTGTGTCCATGCCTGATTTCATACGGCAGGACACAAAGATTCTTCAAAAGAAGCTGAATGCATTGGAACTTCTTATCAGGAAGTACACCAATAACAATTTTCAGAACAGAAGCATCAGATTCATAGGAAACAGTCTTGGTGACAGAATCTTTGGTGGTCATCCATTCATCAGAGTGGGTGACACCATTCAGATTTCAGAATCAGAAGTGAATGATGGACTGTATGTGGTCACTGAAGTTGGTAAGGACTTCATAAGACTTGACAAAGAAGTGTTCACTGTTGATTCCAATATGGTCACAAAAGTTGTCTATCCTGAAGATATTCAGGTTGGAATCATCAATCTTCTGAAATATGAAGTTGATATGCGTGATAAGGTTGGAATTAAATCTGAATCACTATCAAGACATTCTGTGACCTATGTTGATTATGATGCAAATAACCAAGTGATGGGATATCCTGTTTCCCTGCTTGGTTTTTTAAAACCTTACATGAAAGCAAGATTCTGATGATTTCAGTTGGTGGAAATACAACTGCATTGATTCAGGTGAAAGATGAAGGAAAAAAGAACATCATTGGTGAAAAGGAACATGTGTGGATGGATGTCACATCACTGAAAGGTTGGTTGGACTTATCCAATGGTCAGAATGACATTAGTGAATACAGTGCAAAGGTGCAATCATCCACACATATTTTCATCTGTGATTTTAAATCCTTCAGAAATCTTTCAAAGAAATGGGTTTGGAATCCATTTAACTTGAAAACAGGTGTAATTCAGTCTGAACAGGATGAAACAAAGATTGATGCAACATCTGAAAATGCAAGAATGATTATTGATGGGGTTGAATACCACATCTTAATGATTGATGACCCTATGGGAATGCATCAGCACTTGGAAATCATGCTTCAGTATGTTGGGGGTGGTTTAGGTGTCTAAGAATGTAGAATTCCATAGTTATTCAGTGAATGTGAAAACAGCACTGAAAGATAAAGCAATTGCTTTTCTTCATGAAATTGGTGGTGAAATCAGGTCACAGGCACAAAGAAATAGCAGAAGAAAGACATCACAGACAGCAGGTTCTTATCAATACAAGGTTGATGAAGATGCACTTGCAGTTCACATTGGTTCAGATTATTGGAATGCAATCTATGAAGAATTTGGAACAGGTGAACATGCAATCAATGGTGGTGGCAGAAAAGGTTATTGGGTCTTTGTTGACACAGGTGGGAAACCACAAGCACCAAAAGGTGGGAAGACATACACCAAGGAAGAAGCAAAAAGAGTTGTTGCTATTATGAGAAAGAAGGGACTAAATGCTTATTATACCAATGGTAAAACAGCAAACAGACCTTTATACAGAGCATTCACAGCAACAGAAGGAAAGATTCAGTCTGTTGCTGAAAGATATTTTGGGGGTGTTTGATAATGACAACTGAAGGTCTTAATTATATAAACAACCTGTTAGAATCATTAAACATTCCCTATGAATTCATGGAATGGACTTCTGATATTCCTGAAACATATTGGGTTGGTGAATATCAGGAAATAGAACCATTGAATGAAGATGAAATGGAAGAATGTAATTTCATTCTGACAGGTAACACAAAAGGAAGTTTTCTGAATCTTGAAACTGTAAAGGAATTACTGAAGGACACACTTGGATGTGATGGAATAACAGATATCATGAAAAGTGGTTCAGGAATTGCAATCATGTATGTGACAGCATATCCTGTTCCTTCAGTTGAATTTGGTATTCATAGATTAGAAATAACATTAAGAATAAAAGAATGGAAGGTGTAAAACATGGCAAAGTTTGGAAAAACAGGTGTGACATCTGACACACCTAAAAAGATTTTGTTTGGTGCAGGTACGATTCATAAGAATGTGACTTATGATGAAAGTTCCCACAAATGGAATTTTGAAAATTCAATTATGGGTGCAACACAGGGTGGTTCTAAGATTACAATCACACCTGAATTTGCAGACATTGAAGCAGATGGTGCAATGGTTGCAGTAAAAGGTCTTAAAGTCAAGACAGGTGAAACTGCTGAAATGGAAATCAATTTCCTTGAAATCACAAAGGATATCATCAAATCAGCAATCATTGGTGTTGAAGGTACTTCCAAAGATACCAATTATGACCTGATTGAATCAAAGGCAGATGTTGAAGATGGTGATTATCTTCAGAATATTGCTTTTGTTGGTAAGACATTAGGCGGTAAAAATATCATTGTCATTATGGACAATGCACTTTGTACAAGTGGACTTGAATCAAATGGTGAAAATAAGAAAGAAGGGGTTGGAACATATACATTTGCATGTCATGCAGACCTTGATTCTGACCTTGACACCCTTCCTTATCACATTTATTATCCAAAAACACTTGCGTAATTAGAAAGGATGGTTTTGAACAATGGCAAAAGTAAAGGTTATAAATGAATTCAATGACAGATACACAGGGAAACTTCACAAGATTGGTGAAGTGTTTGAAGCTGATGACAAAAGAATTTCTGAAATCATTGAAGTTTCAAAGCACCTGATTGAAGTGCAGGAAGACAAAGAGCCTGCAAAAAGAACAAGAAAGAAAGTGGGTGAAGACTAATGGAATTTGAACTTAGAACACTGAAATCTGATGACTTATTCCCAATGTTTGGGATTCTTTCAAAGATTGGTTTCAAGGATTTAAAGGAAATCATCACACCTGATAAAATCAAAGACATGAAGTCAATGATTAGTCAGAAGGATGATGAAGATGAAAACACAGATGCTACAACAATGCTTGGTGTATCTGTTGTGATGGAAGTTGTATCTATCATCATGAAGAATCTTCCTTCCTGCAAAAATGAAATTTACACTTTTCTTTCAGGTCTGTCAGGAATGACAGTCAAGGAAATTGGAAACCTTGATATGGTAACTTTCACTGAAATGATTGTTGCTGTTGTTCAGAAGCAGGAATTCAAGGATTTTTTCAAGGTTGTTTCAAAATTGTTCAAGTAAACCATCTTACTTTTATGGACTTGCTATTCAGAGAATACGCAAGTCCATTTATTTTGCTTGATAAGGTGATTGGTGCAGGGCAATTGATGGACTTCTTGGAAGTCTTTGATGAAAAACAACAGCACAATGAACTTTGGGAATTCTATATTCACAAACTTCCACCTTGGGATGAAAGAACATTTGAACAGTTCAAGCATGATTTGAAAGTTGGTAACAAACCAAAGGGTGAAAGACCAACAAAGGAACAGCTTGAAGCAACCATAAAAGATTCTTATAAAATCATGCAAAATTTTGAAATAGAAAAGGAAGGGGGTTAATTGAATTATGGATTTGTTTAAACTTGTTGGAAGTATCTTCATCAATAACAAAGAAGCAAACAGTCAGATTGATGAAACCAATACAAAAGCACAGAATCTTGCAACCAAGATTGGTTCTGCTATGGAAACAGCAGGAAACAAAATCACAGGTCTTGGAAAAGCAATTGCACCTGTGTCAGCAGTTCTTGCAACTGCACTGACTACTTCAACAAAGTCAGCTTCTGACTTTCAAAATGGTATGGCAAAGATGTCAACCTTGTTTGATACTTCCAAGACTTCAGTTAGTGACTTATCCAAGGAATTCTTGACCCTATCCAATAAAACAGGTTTGTCTGCATCAGAACTTGCTGAAGCAGGATATCAGGCACTGTCAGCAGGTCAGAGTGTGGACAAGGTTGGAAAGTTTGTTGAAACAGCAGGAAACCTTGCAAAAGCAGGTTTCACAAGTACAACAACAGCAGTGGATGTGTTGACAACAGCAATGAATGCTTATGGTAAATCAGCAGGAAGTGCTGACCAAATAGCAAACAAACTTGTTAGAACACAGAACTTAGGTAAAACAACTGTTGATGAACTTGCATCTGCAATGGGTAAAGTTATTCCAACAGCTTCTTCAATGGGTGTCAATATCAACAACTTGACATCAGGTTATGTTTCACTTACTAAACAGGGTATTGCAACAGCAGAAGCAACCACATACATGAACAGTATGTTCAATGAATTGGGTGATTCAGGAACAACACTTGGTGGTGTCATCAAGGAAAAAACAGGAAAGTCATTTCAAGAATGTATGAATTCAGGAATGTCACTTGCTGATGTTCTTCAAATCACAAAGCAGTATGCAGATGAAAATGGTATTTCCTACAATGAATTATGGTCATCTGCTGAAGCAGGAAAGGCAGGTCTTGCAATCCTGAATGGTGGTGTTGATGAATTTAACAAGACAGTTGAAACAATGGCATCTGATACAGATGATGTTGGTGAAGCATTGGAGAAATTAGAAACACCATCAGTCAAGGCACACAAAGCAATCAATCAAATTAAGAATAGCGGTATTGAATTAGGTACTGCATTCATTGGTGCTTTAGCACCAACACTTGAAAAAGTGTGTGGGGTTGTAGAAAAGGCAACAACATGGTTCAGCAGTCTTGATGAACACACTAAAACCATGATTGCAACAGCAATGGGAATTGGTGCAGTTGCTTCACCTGTTTTGATTATTGGTGGAAAAATCATCAGTGGTATTGGTTCAATGGTTGGTAAGATTGGAACAGCTATATCAACTATATCATCACTGTCAGGTTCTGTTGGTGGTTTGTCAGGTGTCCTTGGTGCAATCACAAGTCCTATTGGATTGGTAGTGGTGGCAATCACAGCATTGATTGCAATCTTTGTTGCATTGTACAACACCAATGAAGATTTCAGGAACACTGTTCAGTCAGCATGGGCAACCATCAAAGAAACAATCAGCACTGTTATTGAAGCAGTGAAAGAATTGATTTCAGCATTCATTCAGCTTGTCAAACAGGCTTGGGATGCTTGGGGTCAGGATATTATCAATGTAGTAACAAATGCATTCAATTATATCAGCACATTTATTGATTCAGCACTGAAGATTGTTCAGGCAGTCATCCAAACAGTGACAGCACTAATCAAAGGTGATTGGTCAGGTGTGTGGGATGGTATTAAAAACATTGTGTCAACAGTGTGGGATGCAATCAAGAATTTGATTTCAGCAGGTATTGAACTTGTGAAATCTATCATTCAGCTTGGTCTGAATGTTGTAAAAACAGTATTCACAACAGTATGGAATGCAATCAAGGGAATTGTTCAGGCAGTATGGAATGACCTGAAGTCAGTGATTGAAACTGTATTGAATGCAATCAAATCATTCATCAACACAGCACTGAATGCAATCAAGTCTGTATTTTCTACAATTTGGAATGCAATCAAATCTGTTGTGACAACAGTCATCAATGCAATAAAGTCAGTGATTTCATCTGTCTTTAATGCTATAAAATCAACAATCACAAGTATCTTGAATTCAATCAAATCTGTGTTCAGCAGTGTTTGGAATGGAATCAAGTCAACTGTGTCTTCAGTTATAAATGGTATTAAGTCCACTATTTCAAGTGGAATGAATGGTGCAAAATCAACTGTGACAGGTGTATTGAATGGAATCAAATCTTCATTCACAAGCATTTGGAATGGATGTAAATCTGTTGTTTCAGGTGCTATTAACAGAATCAAGTCAATTATGAACTTCAGTTGGTCATTGCCACATTTGAAATTACCACATATTTCAATCAGTGGTTCTTTCAGCTTGACACCACCATCTGTTCCACACTTTGGAATCAGTTGGTATAAGAAAGCTATGGACAGTCCTTTCATGTTCACACAACCAACATTGTTTGATGTGAATCCTGTCACAGGTACTGCAAAAGGTGCAGGTGAAGCAGGTGATGAAATCATGTATGGACATAGCAATCTGATGAATGACATTCAGGATGCAGTTGGTCATCATGACAACTTAATTGTGAAAGCCTTGAATGATTGGTTTGAACAGTTATTTGCAATCTTTGAAGAATGGTTTCCTGAATTCAAAGGTCAGTTGGTTCTTGACACAGGTGCATTGGTTGCAGAAACAGCACCTGCAATGGATGAAGAACTTGGTAAAATTATAAGAAGAAAGGAAAGACAATAATGCAGACAGTGACATTTGGAACAAAAAATTCATATGATGACTTTGGTCTAATCCTGACTGACAAAGATATTGGATTTCCTGAACCAAAGTTGGAAGAAGTTGATGTGATTGGTGCTGATGGTGTCATTGACTTGTCAGAAGTCTTAAATGATGATATCAAGTATAAAACACGAAAACTTCAGTTTACTTTTACAGTTCTGAAAGGAAACAAATATTGGGCATCAACAGTTGCTGATGTTGCAAATTACCTTCATGGTAAAAAGTTAAGAATTCAGATGGATTTTGACCCTGCCTATTATTACACAGGCAGGTGCAAAATCAATTCATTCAAGACTTCCAAAAGGTTATGCACCATCACAATTGATGCTGAATGTGAACCTTACAGACTTGATATAAATGGAAATGGTGAAAAATGGTTGTGGGACACATTCAGTTTTCAGAATGGTTTCATCAGGGTGAATGCAGTCACAGTCAATGGTTCATTGCAGGTCAACTTGCAGAATCAAAGAAAGATTGTATCACCAACATTCACCTGTTCAACAGCAATGACTGTGACATTTGATGGTGTTACATATAACCTTCCAAAAGGAAAGACACAGGTTCTTGGAATCAGACTTCAATATGGAACTAACTATGTGACATTCAAAGGAAATGGAACAGTCAAAATTGAATATCAAGGGGGTGCATTATAAATGTATCGTGTATATTGTAATAATTCCCCTTTGTATGATTTAAGGGATGAAGACCTTGTTTTGATTTCCCCAATTGTGAAAATTGGGGAAAACACAGCAGGGTCTTTTGAATTCAGTATTCTTCCAAAACATCCACACTATGAAGAAGTTAATGAATTGACTTCAGTCATCACAGCTTATGATGGTGATGAAGAAATCTTTTGTGGAAGGGTTGTGGAAATTACAAAAGATTTATACAACAGAAAGAAAGTCATCTGTGAAGGTGAACTTGCATATTTCAACGATTCTATTCAAAGACCTGCAAGATATCAGGGATTGACAGTCAGGGGTTATCTTGAAACCTTGGTGAACATCCATAATCAGCAGGTAAAGAATCAGGGCATTGATAAAACCTTCAAAGTTGGTGCAGTCACTGTTCAGGACAACAATGATTATGTTTATAAATATACCAATTGGGAATCCACATTGGAAGTCATCAAGACAGACCTTTTGAAAACCTATGGTGGTTATTTGAGAATCAGAAAAGAAAATGGTGTCAGATATCTTGATTACCTTGCTGATTATCCAAACACAAATACACAGGTGATTGAATTTGGTTCAAACTTATTGGATTTCACACATGATATGGTTGCTTCTGATATTGTCACAGCAGTCATTCCAATTGGTGCAAGGCTTGAAGATGTCACAGAAGTTGAAGGTCTTGATGCTTATCTGACAATCAAAGATGTCAATGGTGGTGTTGATTATGTGTATTCACAGGAAGCAGTCAAAAACTATGGATGGATATTCAAAACAGTCAAATGGGATGATGTTCATGTTGCAGATAACCTTTTAAAGAAAGGGAAGGAATATCTGTCAGATATTCAGTTTGCACAGATTACATTGACAGTATCTGCTGTTGACCTTCACATGCTTCATGTGGACATGGAAAGAATCAAAGTCCTTGATAGAATCAGGGTCACATCAACACCTAATGGTCTTGATAGATTTTTCCCTGTGTCAGAAATGACAATTTATTTGGATAAACCATCAAACAATAAGTTGACCCTTGGAACATCTTATTCCAAGAACAGCTTATCAACCAAGACAGAATCAAATATAACTTCAATCAAAGATAAGATTGAAGAACTTCCAAAGAAATCTGAAATCCTTGAAGAAGCAAAGGAAAATGCATCACAGTTGATTCATTCAGCAACCAATGGTCATGTTGTCACAACTGCTGATGAACAGCTCATCATGGACACTGCTGATAAAAAGACAGCAAGAAAACTTTGGAGATGGAATTTGAATGGTCTTGGATATTCCAAGACAGGTTACAATGGAACTTATGAAACTGCAATCACAATGGATGGTCAAATTGTTGGTGAAAGACTTGTTGGTGGTTCTGTTGATGCAAGTAAGTTATCAGTATCTTATAAATCATCAGTAGAAAAGCAAATTTCAGATGCAATTAGTGATTCTAATGATTACACAGATGGTCAATTAAAGTCTTATTGGACAAGGGTTGAAGTTGAAACAGCAATCAAAAATACAAAAGATGCTGTTTTAATTTCTGCAAAAGAAACAGCAACATCTTACACAGATGATAAGTTGAAATCTTATTCAACATCTGCACAGATTAAAGTCAAAACAGATTCAATTGAATCAGAAGTTAAGAAAAAATTGAATAGTTCTGATTTGTCAACTAAGATTCAACAGAATGCATCAGCAGTTAAAATTGCATGGAATAACATCAGTAAATATATTCAGTTTGAATCAGGTGAATTAAGGATTTATGACAGTGCAGTATCTTCATCACAGAAGTTGGTTTCAAAATTCAATTACAATGGTTGTCATTTTTATAGAAATGATTACTATGTTGGGAAAATTGGTACTAATGAATTACAAAGTGATTCATCTAAAAAAGGTTTAAATTTTGACCTTGAAAGTAATGGTGCGTATATGACATGGGCATCTAAAGATTCATCTTCTGCAAATGTCTATACAATGAAATGGACTTATGTTCAGAAGAATAAAGGTTGGGGTAATTACACATCAGGTGAACTTCATGCAGGATGTAATATTGACATGCATGGATGGACATTGAAAAATCCTTCATTTGAAGGTGGTGGAATCAATGGAACACTGAATTTTGTGCAAGTGTTAAAAATGAGCAGTGATGGAACAGTTGCTTCATGGTCAAATGGTTGTAAGATGCAGTTTAAAAATGGAATCCTGATTTCAGGAACATGGAATGGGTAAGGAAGGTGTTTAAATGGCAATTTATAGAACAATACCTGATGCAGAAAAAACAGAAAAAGAGAATCAGCAATCAGAAATCATTTGTGCAAAGAAACAAAAAACATATACACAGGAAGAAGTTCTTGCAATGCTTGAACAAGTTCAGAAAGGGGAAATTGAAAAATGATGGGTGCAATCTTTGAAGAAGAAAAACCAAAACCATTGACATTAGAATTAGAAACTGCAAAAGCTATGGTCTTGACAGCAGTAAATAAGGCAAAACAGGAATGTGGAATTCCCAACTTCATCATGGAAGGTGTGATTGCTGATATTCATTCACAAATCACATCACAAGCTAAAGTTGAAATGATGAATGATTTCAATTTATATATTGAAGAAATTAAACAGGAACAGAAAAAGAAAAGTGAAGAAGATGAAAAGGAAGGTGGAGAATAATGGCAAACATTAAACCTTATACAGATGAAATTGCAAATGCTGTCTATGGTGAAGAAGTCAGAAGTTCAATCATCAATGCACTGAACAAAGTCAATGATGATAATAACAGTTATCAGGACATCAAGAATCAAATTGTTGCTTCCAAGGATGATGTCAATGAAGCTGTTGCAGAATTTGATGCAAAGGTTGCTTCAGCACAGGATGCAACAACAGCACTTATCAATGCAACATCCAAAGGAAACACAGCAAAGTCTGCACTTGACAGTGCTATTACTTCAGCAAACACAGCAAGAACCAACTTGGTTTCTGCAACTACTTCAGCAAACAATGCTGAAAGCACACTGAAGTCAGCAACATCAACTGCACAGACTGCAACAGCATCTGCAAATGATGTGAAGAAGAATCTTGATTCTTCCATCAGTTCAGCAAACAGTGCTAAATCTGCACTTGATACTGCAATCAGCAATGCAAAGACAGCTAAATCAAATCTTGATACAAGTACATCAACAGGTAACACAGCAAAGAAGAATCTTGATACTGCAATCAGTAATGCAACCAAGACAAGAAGTGACCTGAATGCAGTTATCAGTTCAGCACAGTCTGCACAGTCATCTTTGTCAGGTGTTATTGCACAGGCATCAACAGCACAGACAAACCTTCAGAATGCAACCAACAGTGCAACCAATGTATTCAATCAGCTTACTGCTGAAAATATTTCAGCAAAAGCAAACCTTGATGCATTAAGAAGTGAAGACTTCAATGCACAGGAAATTCTGTCAGGTGTCACAGATATCAGAGCATATCTTGGAATGATTGAAACAGAAGATGTTCTTGGTATCACAATGGACTACAAAAATAAGACCTGCACAAGAATAGCAGGTGCAAAGAATTTGACAGCAGGTGCAGACTTTGACAAGTTCAGTATGTATGGTGGAAGAAAAAGATGCAATGTGTCTGATGGTGGAACAATCAATGCTTACTATGGTGATGAAGGTTACACAGAAGATGGTTCAAATGGTCAGGTCATGGTGTATCAGCCTAAGTTCTATTATCTTGTGTGTCCACTTGAATATGACAGACAGGAAACAGGATATGGTTATCATTTAAGAAAAGCAAACTATTATATTAGTGAAACACAAAGGGCAGGATTCAAACTTCATCCTGCATTCTATGACAAGAATGGAAATGAAGTTGATTACATCCTTATGTCAGCATATGAAGGATGTATTTATGATACATCCGCAAGTGCTTATTTAAAAAATGATGAACAGGTCATGGATGCTTCTAAAGACAAGTTCAGTTCCATTGCAGGTGCAAGACCTGCTTCAGGTGTATCACAGAACCTGACAAGACCAAACATTGAACAGATGGCAAAGAACAGGGGTGAAGGTTGGCATTCACTTGGAATCAAAACAGCATCTATGGAACAGTTACTGATGATTGTTGAAATGGGAATGATGAACCTTCAGACTGCTATTGGTCAGGGTGTTGTCAATCTTCCTTGGACAACAGGTTCTGACACAACAAGTTCTTATGCAGGTGCAACAGGTTCAACTGCTTCACTTGGTAATGGAACAGGCAGAGCAACAAAAACAACCACTTATGAAGGTGGCAAAGCAACAGACTATACAGTGGATGGAAAAACTTCTATTTGTTATCGTGGTGTTGAAAACTTTTGGGGTAACATTTGGAAATTCGCATATGGAATCAATTTTTATTGTGAAGTTGGAAAGCCATTTTTAGGTTATGTGTGCAAAGATTTCAATTATGCTGAATCTAAGAAAACAGATAATTATGAAAATATTGGTTTCGCACTTCCATCAGAAAATGGATATGTTTCAGCAATGGGATATTCCACAAAGTATGATTGGTTGTTCTTACCTTCTGAAGTCAAAGGAAACAGTTCATTACCTGTTGGTGATTACTACTATCAGAACAATACTTGGGATGGATATAGGATTGCTCGATTGGGCGGTGGTTGGAATGCTGGTTCTAGTGCGGGTGGTTTCTGTTGGAATTTGGATAACGGTGTTGGGGGTCGTGTTCGTGATGTCGGCGGTCGCTTAGTGTATGTACCAACAGTCACTGTTTAATTAAATATATGGGTTAGGTAATTGTTGATGGCAACATCTTCCACCTTGTTGTTATATCTGTACACAATAAAAACATTTTCAAGATTACTCAATTAGGCAGTAATTGGAATAATGGTTCTAATGCAGGTAGTTTCTATTGGAATTTGAATAACAGTGTTGGGAATCGTAATCGTAATATCAGCAGTCACTTAGTAAATGCGTGGTTGATTTCAGGCAGTCCAAAAGGACTGTCTGTTTTCATATAAAAAATTGTGGAAATTACTTGACCCTGCCACTTGGCAAAACACAAAAGCCTGTCATTCATTGATGACAGCACATGGAATGAATCTGTTTTGGTAAATCCTGAAAGGAAGTTGAAGAATCAGAAACACGCATACAAAAATGACAGAAAGAATTGGTGGTTGTAATTATATGAAGCGTTATGGACATTTATATGAAAAGATTTATGATATGGAAAATTTGAAGTTAGCACATCAACATGCAAAGAAAGGGAAAGGATGGTATGCGGAAGTGCAAATGATTGATTCTGACCCTGATAAGTACCTGAAGGAATTGCAGGACATGCTGATAAATAAAACCTATCATACATCTGAATATGAAGTGTTCTATAAAAATGAGCATGGGAAGACAAGAAAGATTTATAAACTTCCTTATTTTCCTGACAGGGTCGCACAGTGGGCAATCTTGCAAGTAATTGAACCATATTTAATCAAGCACCTTATTTCTGATACCTTTTCAGCAATACCTGACAGGGGGATTCACAAAGGACTTAGCAGGGTAAAGAAAGCAGTCCAACATGATGTTCCAAACTGTCAATATTGTCTGAAGATAGATGCAAGACATTATTATCAATCAGTGAATCATGACATTCTGAAACAGAAATACAGAAAGATGTTCAAAGACAATGACCTTCTTTGGATTCTTGATGAAATCATTGATTCAATCAACACAGCAGAAGATGAAGACCTTGTTTCAATATATCTGTTAGATGAAGACATTGACCCAAACACAGGGATTCCAATTGGAAACTATCTGTCACAGTACAGTGGGAATTATTACTTCAGTGATTTTGACCATTGGATGAAAGAAGTCAAGCATGTCAAATATTACTTCAGATATATGGATGACATTGTGATTCTTGCAAGAACTAAGGAAGAACTGCATCAGTTGCTGAAAGAAATCAATGAATACTTCCATAACAATATGAAGTTAGAAATCAAGAAGAATTATCAAGTGTTTCCAACTTATGTCAGGGGTATTGATTACCTTGGTTATAGGGTATTTGTTTCCTATGTGCTATTAAGAAAGCAAACCTGCAAAGACATGAAAAAGAAAATGGTGAAGATAAGGAAGAAAGTTGAATCAGGGAACATGATGAACTATTCAGAATGGTGTTCAATAAATTCTTACAAAGGTTGGACTGATTATGGAAATTGTTTCAGACTGACACAGAAATATGTTGAACCATTGATTCCATATGCAACTAAATATTATGAATTGAATGTCAAGAAAGGTGGAAAAGTAGCATGAAACAGTACGGAACACAAAGAAGTACAGTGAAACCTGAAGATGTGGAAATCACTGAATCAAAGGTTTTCACTTATGAAAACATCACTGAAATTAAAGTGAAGAATCCTGAATCAGATGATGAAGTCACAATGTATGAATTCACTTTGACAGAGTATGACAAAGATGAATACATCAGAATTCAGGCAGAAAAGAATGCAAGTCTTGAAGAACAAATGACACAAGCACAAGAAGCTATGTGTGAAATTTATGAAATGATGGTATAGAAAGGAAGTGATTATTATGGTGAAGATTTACGCAAGTCTTATCATCAAGGGAATCAAAACCATTGGTGATGTACCAACAAGAATCAAAGATGAAGTTAAGCAGGAATTGGTCAAAGAAGGTCATCCTGACCTTGCTGAAGTAGGTGATGAAGGTTGATAACCAATCTTATCATAAATATTTTATTTAGAAAGGAAGTGGAAAACATGGCAGTTGTATATGCAACACTTATTATCAAAGGTGTGAAGACAATTGATGATGTCCCTGCAAGAATCAAGGACAAGGTTGTTCAGGTTCTGATTGACCTTGATTGTGGTGATTTAGCAGGTCAGGCATAAGTCAATAACACACAGCAAAGCATCATGCAGAAATGCATGGTGCTTATTTTATGCAGAAAGGAAGATAAACAAGATGAATATTAAAGAAGGAATTTGCACAGGCATTGGTGTCATTGGAAGCATCATTGCATCAGCGTTTGGTGGATGGGACACAGGTTTGGTTACATTACTTATTTTTATGGGAATTGATTACTTTTCAGGATTGGTGGTTGCAGGTGTTTTTCACAAGTCCAACAAAACTGAATCAGGTGCATTGGAAAGCAAAGCAGGATGGAAAGGACTTTGCAGGAAATGCATGACCCTTTTGTTTGTATTGATTGCATATAGATTAGATTTAGCAATTGGTGTGGATTACATCAGAAATGCAGTCATCATTGGATTTATGGCAAATGAATTGATTTCAATTGTGGAAAATGCAGGTCTTATGGGTCTTCCATTACCTGATGCAATCAACAAAGCAATTGATGTTTTAACAGAACAGAAAGAAGGGTAATAAATGACTAATCAGGAATTCATCAAGAAAGTTGCAGATACAGTCTGCAAGATAGCACTGTCTTATGGAATCTTGGTTCATAGTCCAATCATTGCACAGGCAATCTTAGAAAGTGGGTGGGGCAAGTCAAAACTTGCTTCCACCTATCACAATTATTTTGGTCTGAAATGTGGGACTAAATGGACAGGAAAATCAGTGAATCTGACAACACAGGAAGAATATGAAGTTGGAACACTGACAACCATCAAAGACAATTTCAGGGTTTATGACAGCATGGAAGATGGAATCAAAGGGTATTTTGAATTCATTCAGCTTCCAAGATATAGCAATCTGAAGGGCATCACAGACCCTAAGACATATCTTGAAACCATCAAGGCAGATGGATATGCAACATCTTCTACTTATGTAGATAACAACATGAAGTTAATCAATCAGTATGATTTGACACAGTACGACAAGAAAGAAGGTAACAACAGTATGTCATATGATAGAACAGCAGTAGTGAATCAGGCAAAAGCATGGCTTGGATATAATGAAGCAGATGGTTCACATAGAGCAATTATTGATTTATACAACACACAGAATCCAAGACCAAGGGGTTACAAGGTAACATATACAGATGCATGGTGTGCAACCTTTGTATCTGCTGTTGCAGTGAAACTTGGTTATACAAGAATCATTCCAACAGAATGTTCATGTAATTACATGATTAAAGGTTTTCAGCAAATTGGATGTTGGGTTGAAAATGATGCATATGTTCCAAAAGCAGGTGATGTGATATTCTATGATTGGCAGGATTTAGGCATTGGTGACAATGTTGGTTCATCTGACCATGTAGGAATTGTTGAAAAATGTGATGGTAAGACAATCACAGTTATTGAAGGAAACACTTCAAATAAGGTTGGAAGAAGAACACTTGCAGTCAATGGAAAGTATATCAGGGGATTTGGTGTTCCTGCATACACAACACAGTCTGCATCCACACCTGCACCTTCTACAACAAAGAAAGACATCACAACCATTGCAAAGGAAGTCTTAGCAGGTCAGTGGGGTAATGGTGATGACAGAAAGAACAGACTGACAAATGCAGGCTATGATTATGCAACAGTTCAGGCAAAGGTCAATGAACTTGTAAGTGGTAAAACATCCACACCAACAAAATCAGTTGCTGAAGTAGCAAAAGAAGTTCTTGCAGGAAAATGGGGAAATGGAACTGCAAGAAAGACTGCACTTGAAAATGCAGGATATAACTATTCTGAAGTTCAGCAGAAAGTCAATGAACTTTGTGGACAGAAGTCTGTGACTGAAGTTGCAAAGGAAGTTATTCAGGGGAAATGGGGCAATGGTGCAACACGAAAATCTAAGTTAGAACAGGCAGGATATAATTATTCTGTTGTTCAAGCAGAAGTAAACAGACTTTTGCGTTAGTAACCTGATAGAAACAAAAGAGTAACAAACACATCAGAAAGCCTTATAATATAAGGAACACAGTTATCTTGGAACTATCAAAGAGATAATTACAAAGAGACAACGAAAAAGATACAAACCCAGGAAATGCTTATATTTCCTGGGTTTTCTTTATGCCAGCTGATTTGTGGAACACCACAAAAAAGCATAAATTTTTTACGGTAACTAACACGTAACTAACAGGTAACTAACACTATATCTTGTTGATCGCGTCTATTAGTTCTTCTATTTCAAAGTGAGTATATACTATTTCGGTTACGCCTTGCCCTTTATGTCCGATTATCTTTTTTATGACCTTATCAGATACACCAGCTACGGTTAATAAGCTTACGCAAGTGTGCCGGGTGTCATGCGGACGGTGCGACATTCCGACGGCATCAAGCAGCGGCTTCCAGTAAGAATCGTAATAATTACGATATTTGAAGTGTGCGCCTTCTGGTGTACTTAAAAGGTACTCACAAGAATTAAGGTTATACCAATATTCAAAGAATGGGTAAACCTTTTCTGCTATCGGTACTGTACGGATTCCGGCAGCAGTCTTAGCGGCGACAATATTAAAATGACGTTCTTCTAAATTTACATCTTCTTTTTTCAAGTCTAATAGTTCACTTATGCGGCAGCCGGAATAGATCAGCATAAGTATAACCGTATAATATGGGTTACTTTCTTTAGCGTCCCATATCCGGGAAACTTCCGACTTACTGAACGGTTCACGGTTTAGCGCGTTCGGATTTCCAGCATTTTTAATATTTAGATATTCGACCATATTTCTTTCTTTCGGTATTATTTCATGTATTACAGCGTATTTGTACATAAGCCCCAGCATAATTTTTAATTTCTTAAGTGTAGGGGTATTCTTCCCGGATTCATCAACAACCATTTGAAGATGATCTAATTTAACATCGACGAAGCGCATTGAAGCAATTTTATCGCAGAGCTTCCAGGAAGCCTTATAACCTTTTACGTTAGATTCACTGACTGTCGGGTAATGTTCGTCACTCCAACGCTCATATACATCAGAAAAAGTAACTTTGGCAGCGTTCACATCGTAAGGGTTGGCGTTAAATTCTGCCAGGGCGGTAAGTGCTTCTTTCCTGGTAGGATAATAGCCGACTGTTATATATAGCTGCTTTACCTTCCCTGTTTTCGGGTCGATATCCCAGCCTTTTGTTTTCTTTGCTACATAGGGGTTACGGCGGTTGCCGGAGAGCTTGTAAACACTTCCGAAGCCGTTAGGTAATTTCATATAATCACACCTTCCTTAAAAAAGGGTATAAAAAATAAGCCCTTTTTAAAAATATGGGCTTATGGTATAATCATATTGCGTTTTGATTTATCTATAAGCCCTTGTTTATAGGTATCGCGTAGCCGTTTCGGGTGGCAGCCCGGGACGGCTTTTTAAATTATCTTAAAGGTTCAATAATTCAGATTTCTTTTTATTAAATTCTTCTTCGGTTATAGCGCCGCAATCTAATAACTGCTTATACTTTAATATTTCATCGGCAGCAGACCCGGAAAAAGACGGGGCACTTGATTCTGCCGTAATAGAATCAAGCAAAGCAAGTATTTTATTCGCGCAATCTGTCATAGTGTTATACAGGAAACTTCCTTTTTTAGTATCGGCAGAAATAAGAGGAATTTCTGTATAGGTATCGTATGTATGATTAAGGGTAATTTTGATATACATTTTCTTAATCATTTCTTTTTGCGATTTCTTTCCGGTAGTTCCGCCGATTACAGCACCAACACCACCAAACACAGCACCACCGACCAGGGCGCGCCCGATGCTTACGCCGCCTTTTGTATATGTTTCACCGTCTACGACAAGTTCATAATCTACAATGTTGTCGAAGGAATATACAATAGGCGTTTTGTTATATATAGATACTGCCGGGGCTGGAACGTGGAAAAGTCTTTTACTCTTATCTACGAAGAATAGCTTACCTACTGTATCTGTAGCCTGGAAGTTTTTGTATAATTCCTGGTTTCCTTTTATGTATTCTATATGCATTTTAATTTCTGATACATTCTTATTCTTTATATTGCTTACAAAGTTCGGGCTACAAAGACTAAGACAAGAAGAACAAACCGAACCTTCGGCAGTTTTAGCTTTTGTCAATGCATTAACTTTACCGCCGCAAACAATACAGCTTTCTTTACTAAATAATCCCATAAATAAGTTCCTTTCAAAAGCAATACTAACATTATCCTTATCCTATCGCGCAGAAAGGAAGGTAGGATAATGTTAAAAGTAAATTTGTGGGAAGTGCGTACAGCCAAAGGCTTAAAGCTGGAAGCTGTAGCCGTAATGACTGGTGTAAGCAAGTCCACGCTAAATAATATTGAAAAAGGTAAAACTTCGCCAACACTGGCAAACCTGGAAAAAATAGCCAAAGGCTTAGGATGCCGTATAAGCGATCTGTACGATTCAGAATATAAGTAGTATATCATAACACAGCTTTTTACCTGGTATTCTTGTAAATATTTCCACAATCCTGGAAATGTTTTTAAAATCCGGGACGAGCAGAAAAAATAGGAATATAATGGATATTGTCAAAGGAAGGGGGCTTAACTATAATGCGTGAGAAGCTACACAACCTTATAGACACTATCCAGGAAGAAAAACTATTAAGAAAGATATATTTTTATATCCTGGGCTTGAAGGGGTAGACGTTAATAGCGTCTATCCCTTATTTCATTTCTGAAATGATTTTCTTAAGTACGTCCCATTCGTCTTCTGACAATTTACAAAGAGTTTTAATTAAGTTCTTCTTAAATTCATCAGAGCCGCCGGAGATACGACCTACATATAAGTCCAGTTCTTCATCTTCGGACATTGCGTTAAACATAGAGCCGTTACCAGTTCTGAGCCATTCTTCACTTACGTTATGCTGAGTAACTATAGATAGAATCATTCTATCAGATAAGGAATTGATACCGCTTTCTATGCGACTGATAGCAGCTTTTGTAACTCCAACAGTTTCCCCAAAAGCTTCCTGGCTAAGTCCGAGATAATTACGTAACTCTTTTAAACGTTCGTTCAAAATAAATCCCCCTTTCTGTAATTTAATTATACGATAGCATAAAAAGTAAACTTAATCAACAAAAAGATTAAAAATATGTTGACAAGGTAAATCTAGTACACTATAATGTAAATGTAATCAACGATGAACAAAAGACGAAAGGAGCAAGAAATGAAAAAAAACAGAATAAAAAGAGCGCTACATAGTCTCATTGACAGAATGGACTACAAGCTGCAAAGAAAAGTATATTTCTATATTTTAGGATTGGAAGGACAGCAGAGCAATGAGCGAAGAACAAATTAAAATTTGGAAACAAGTAGAAGCCAAAGGCTTAGAAAAGCTGGAAAACATTGAGAAAGCAATATTAGCAAAGGAAGGCTTTGAAGAAGCACATAAAGATTATTGCGACTTTATAGAAAAGCTGGCAGAAACTACAGGGCTGACAACCGGGGAACTTGATAGACATTTTACTACACTTTTGGCAGAGAAAAAAGTAAGAAGCGGCGGAAGCTGCTTAGCAGAATGGAAAAGGATATTGAAAAACAAGAAAAACAAGCAATAGAAATATTGCACATGATGTGCGGTAATAACGGGTGCGTAATATCGGATAGTGGCGGAAAGGATAGTAGCGTATTAAAACACATAGCATTAAAGACAAAAAATATGTATGGGTTGGAATACAAGATAAGACATAACCATACGACGGTAGACGCGCCGGAAACGGTGTATTTCATTAGAAAAGAAAAACAAAAATATGAAGCTATGGGAATACCATACGAGATATTTTACCCGGCAGAAACAATGTGGCAGTTGATCGTAAGACATGGAACACCGCCAACGCGAAAAATGAGATATTGCTGTAAAGATTTGAAAGAGAATACCGGGATAGGAGAAAAATTAGTAACCGGAGTAAGAAAAGCGGAAAGCAGGAACAGAAAAGAGAACCAGGGGATAGTTACAATAACGAATCCCCGAAAGGAACTTTTAAGCAAAATAGAAGAAAATGAAAATTTTCGATTAACAGACAGGGGGGGGTGGTTGTTCTAAATTTAGATAATTCAGAGACAAGGAGAACCGTAGAAAATTGCTACAGGACGCAAAAAACGTTGATAAATCCGCTGATAGAGTGGGACGATGATTTTTTATATTGGTACATAAGAAAAGAGGACATCGAGTTAAATGAACTCTACGGCTGCGGCTGGAATAGGGTAGGCTGTATAGGCTGCCCGTTAGCTGGTAAACACAGGTGGAAGGAATTTGAAAGATACCCCAAATACAGAGATGCATATATAAGAGCGTTCGACAGAATGATTATAGAACGGACAAGAAGAAAATTAAAAGCAATGGATATGTGGAGTACTGGGAAAAAAGTCTTTAAATGGTGGATGGAAGACGAAAATTTAGACGGTCAGTTAGCATTTGACTTGTACGGAAATATTTATGAGGAATATACATAAGCGGCAATAGCCGCAAGTGCCGTTAGCTCAGTTGGTCAGAGCACCCGGCTCATAACCGGGCGGGCGTGGGTTCGAGTCCCACGCGGCGCATTAGTAGCAAGGTTGGCTACCTTGCAGCAGCGACAGCAAGCGAATAGCTTAAGCTGGATACTGTGATAAAAATAGCAGCGGGTACACCAGCTAGAGAGTGTGCGGATGTATAACAGGTTTTTCTACAGCTTTTTTAATGGGAAAAAGCGACTACACAGTAAATAAAGCCGGAACGGAGAAGCACAAAAATGAAAAAGAATCATTCACGCGCGCCACCTGGTAGGGGAAATGCCTAAATCCGTAATGCAGCCTACCGCGGTAGCCAGTCCCAAGCCTGGGAAAATGCAGAGGGCGGATATTACATAGAAAGGCGGGATAGATTGAGGGAAAACAACATAAAACCAGCGGAAGCAGCGGAAATATTGGGCGTTTCGCCGCAATTTATCCGGGTTGCTATGCAAATGGGGCAACTTCCTATAGGAATAGCCATAAAGCTTCCTGGTTCAAGTGAGTACACATATCAGATCAGTGACAATTTATTACAGCAGCGGACTTCTAAGAACGTAGCGGAAGAGATTAAAAGAATCAGAAGCACGAACCAAAGATAAAAGACTGTGGCAGCAGTCGTAAAGCCCTTGTTTATAGGTAAAATCGCGAAAAAGTAACAAAGAAAAGGAGAACGAAGCAGTGAAAAAATGGGTTGTTGAGATTGAGAAGGAAAGCGGGAGAGTAGAAACCAGGTTAGTACCAGCAAGAAACAAATGTACAGCGATAAGCAACTGCAAGAACGAAGGAGACACAGTATTATCATGTGTTCCATATACCGGGCAGAACGTGAAAGTAAGCGGGCAGCGCGACGAAGAAGAGGAACGCGGCTACGGTGGCTATACTTTCGGTTATGGCTTCGGATACGGGGCAAGAAGAAAGGGGCGAAAATATGGCAGCGGCAGTTATGAGCATTGATAAACAGAAGGCAAGAGCAGACGAAGCGCTGGAACTTGTAGGACAGCTTGATACTTCGATGCAGAAAGCCGTTTATATTGCTACTAAAATGTTTCTGGCGGCGAAGGAAACGCCGGAAGAGAAAGGAAAACCGAAGAAATGACACTTAAAAGAGTTGGAAGCTTGAAAAATAAGAAACATAAGCACTGTTTACAGTGCGGGCGTGTGCTGGTAGGGCTTAAGGACAACACCGAACACGAATGTAGCTTTTGTGGGCAGAAGCATTTTGTAGATATCTACGGTACTACCCTGGTACTTACAGCAGCAGAACGCCCGGACTTAAGACACCGAACCGAACCAAAGAACCCGGACGACCCGGAAGTAGTACAAAAGAAGAAAAACCAGGACGAATTTAAAAAGAGCCTGGCTATATTCCGTAGTAAATGGGGAAGGTAAAGACTAAGTGTTAGGACTGAAAATATTTTTAGGTGTAATGATTGCGTTGATGTTATTAGGAATCATCGGGGCAAGAACTAAATGTAGTAAATCTATCGCGGGGGCTATCGCAATATGTTGTATTGTACTGCTTACCGCGATCGTTGCCAAAGAGAACCAGCCGAAAGTAACAGAAGTAGCGCCGGAATCCGGGAAGATTCAGACAGAACAAAACGCCTGGGGAACGATTACCGTTACAGACGATACCGGGGTTACGAGAGAATACCAGGGCTGTATACATATTTCCGGCACGTACCCGTATGAGACTACAGAGTATATGGGATTATGCGTAAGTATGGAAAGTGCAATAGAGACGGGCGAGTGGTCGCCAGGAATGTACAAACTGTACTATGAAAGCGAAGGAAAGTACTGGGAAGCGAAAAGCAATGAGAAGGAGAGTAAAACCGATGAATAACTATATAACATTGTACGGAGAACCGTTAGAGTATCCGCACCAGGTAAGCGTAGATAAGCGCGGAGTAGCTTACTACGGGTTCAACATGGCAACAGAAAGGGTAAGCGGCATTAAGGATATTACCCAGGTAATCGTAGAAGAAGGTACGCCAGCTTTTGAGAGCTTAACAGCAATCGACCAGGTAAAAGACCTGTTAGACTGTAAGCTGCTGGTTACTGGAAGAATCCGTACAAGAAATATCAAACGGAAGGACACCGACGGCAGCAGAACCAAAGAGAAAGAACACGACAAGAAGAACCAGGCAGCAGAGAAAGAACATAGCAAGTTATATATTTCAGTGCGCGCCCAGGAGATTACAGACCAGGAATACGAAGGAGATACGAACGGGGTAGTTTTAACCGGGTTCGTATGTAAAAAGGGCGATATGCGGACTACGCCGCGCGGTATCCGTATTACGGATATGATTTTAGCGTGCTGGCGCGAAGACGACGAAAGCAACGTAAGCGATTATATCCCGGCGATCACATGGAACGGAACAGCGGCAAGGGCAGCAGATAACCTTAATGTAGGGGACTGTATCGAAGTACGCGGACGTTTACAGAGCCGGGAGTATACAAAAGAGCTGGAACACGGGGAAACCGAGGTTAGAACGTGTTACGAGCTGAGTATTGAGGAATACCAGGTAGCAGCACCAGCGGAGTTAAAGAAAGAAGCGTAAGCACATACACCCGAAAACAGAGAAAGACAAAAAGAAAAGCCGCTAGGTTATCGGGAAATAACTTAGCGGCTTTGCCGTACAAAGCTGTACTTCAACTCACAAAGATAGTATAGCAAATATCCGGCGAAAAAGCAACTGGAAAGCCTTTAAATTCAAGGGGTTTTACCAGTTTTAAGGCTTGATAAAAGTATTAACTTTAGGAACAGGAGTTAGGATATATGCCATACATCATAGAGGTAGTACAAGCGGGTAGAACTGTAGAGGTAATGAAATACTATAGCAGCAGATACGGGAAGAAGGGAATAAAGAGAGGGGAGAGGAAGGCACTTACCAAAGAAGAACAGATTAAAGTGAATAAGAGAGCAGCAGAGAAGAAGTTGAGAAGGCTGATAAATGAGAACTTCCAGGAAGGAGATACACACCTGGTATTAGACTACAGAAAGGAGAGAAGACCAGCCGAAAGAGTACAGATGCGGGAAGACGCAGACGACTTCTTAAGGGAAATGCGAAAGCTGTATAAGCGTCATGGTATTCCGTTCAAGTACATTCATGTAATGGAGATCGGGAAGAAAGGGGCGCTGCATCATCACTTAGTCATAAATACACCCGAAGAGATAAGCCAGCAAGCTATAGTACGGTGCTGGAAGGGAAGAGGAAGGACACACCACAACCCGCTAGACGATACAGGACAGTACGCTAAATTAGCGTCGTATCTGATAAAGCAAAGCGACGGAATGTTAAGAAGCCCGGACGCACTGCAAGGAAAGCGCTGGAATAGTTCACGGAACTTAAGGAAACCGAAGGTATTGAGGAAAGAGCCAGTAAAAGACAAAGGCTGGTATAACCGTATCGCAAGGCTTCCGAAGAAGTTGGAGCAGTCCTATTACCTGGACGGCGACAGCGTACAGGAAGGAATACACGAAAAGACGGGTTATACGTTCTTTACCTACACATTTGTAAAAATTAACCAAACCTGGAAGGAGACAGAACTAGAATGGGACAAACTTTAGGAATTGACAGAGACTTAGCAAGAAAAATTAAGAGAATGAGCCGTAAGGAGCTGGACGGCTATTTAACGAGAGTAACCGACAAGAGCTATAACAACGGTTACGAACAGGGCTTAGTAGAAGGTATCGCACTGGCGGGACAGGCTATGGACGAAATCCTTAAGGAAGAAGTAATTAAAGGCACGTTTCCGGCTGAGAAGGTGGACGAGATCAAAAAGGCAGTAGGTACATATATTGCAAAAGTGCCGGAGCAGGCAGCAGAGAAAGACAAGGACGAAGGGAAGGAAGAAAATGTTTAAAGCAATCTATCTTACCGGGACTATTGTAGCGTTCTGCTTCGCCCTGTTATGGCTGGACGTTGACGAGATGCGGGAAGAAATGCGGGAAGAGGAACGGGGCTACTACCGGGAGAAGCCACACGGGAAAGAGAAGGCGGCGCTTGTATGGGCGCAAGTTGGGACTGCATTAACCGTAGGCCTTATGTGGTGGCTTGTGGTAGTGGCAAGCATCGGAGTAACAATATTGACGATTACAGGAGACGACTTAGGAGAATGAATATAACAGAATCAGAAGACCAGGCACAGCGCCTTATATTTGACTGGGCGCGCTGGCAGCAGGGCAAATACCCACAGCTTAAGGCTATGTACCATGCAGCGAATGAAGGGAAGCGAAGTGCGAGAGCTGGGGCAGAATTGAAACGCCAGGGCATGAAGCCAGGCGTAAGCGATATCTGCTTACCGTATGCTTCCGGGAAGTATAACAACCTGTATGTAGAGCTGAAAGTAGGAAATGGCAAAGCTTCAGATAATCAGCTTAAGTTTGTGGATATGATAAACAGCATTGGCGGGAAAGCGGTTGTAGTCTACGGAAGCGAAGCAGCAATAGAGCTTATAACTGCATACCTGGAAGGAACGATAGACGACCTGGAAATAGTAAGTGACACATACCCGAAGGAAAAAGCAAAGATTACAGAGCGGGTAAACAAAAAACGTTTTATTGGATTTTGCGGCATAGACTGCCGGAAATGCGATAACAAAGGCTGCCAGGGGCGGACGGTAGACGACGTATTAAGCCCTGGGTTACTGCCAGCAACATAAAGAATAGTACGAAAGAGAAAAGCGCTTGTAACTGCTTATGGTTATGGCAAAAAGCAAGGAAATGTATATCACACACGTAACACGACAACGAAGCACCAGCGGCGGGGCTTTTCTGCTGCCGCCGCAGAAAGGGAAGTTTAGGCAAATGAACGCGATTGAATGGTTAAAAGGAAAACTACATATTGAGCCGGACGAAAGAAAGATAGGAAAGAAATATTATGAGAAATGCGATAAGAACACAGCTACAGAGCTGGAAGCGTCTTACTCTACATACATGATATTGAAAGACCGAGGATATGAGCCGGACGATGTTTTAATATTACTGGAAGAAGATAACGGGAAGTTTACAGGAAAGAAGCTTACAGTACAGGTATACAGCACAGAAAGAGAAATAGAAGGCTTGTTAGATGGCTATTGTGTCTTAATGGTCGAAAATATGGGCTTAGCAGCGTGGAAAGTGAAATAAAAGAAAGTGAGGTAGAACGAATGAGAACAGCAGCAGTAGTAAATTTAAAAGGTGGCGTAGGGAAGAGTACAACAGCTATCAACATGGCTTTGATTATGAGCCAGGTACACGGGAAGAAAGTATTATTGATTGACAATGATTTCCAGGCAGCAGTTACAAAATTCTTTGAAAAGCACAGCTATGACGCGCTGAGTATGGAAGAGGTACTTAGAAATCCGATTTTGTTCGCGCAAGATGTAATTGTACCGAGCGGACGCTGGGGGCTGGATATTATCCCGTCTAATATGAACCTGGTAGCGGCAGCAGACGACCTTATAACAGATAAGGACGGCGACCAAATGGGAAGAATCAGACACGTACTTAACCAGGTGGAAGAAGATTACGATTATTGTATTATTGACTGCCACCCGGGAGTAGGAATAGAGGTGCTTAACGCCCTGGCAGCAGCAGAAGACATTATTATACCGATTAAGGCAGATAAGAACGCTTTAGACGGTATGGAAGAGTTAGACGACATTATACAGGAAATCAGACCGTATAACGAAAAGCTGGAAAGCGTGCGCTGCCTGGTAACGATGTACACAAAGGATATTGATGTAATCAAAGGTGAGGAAGCTTTAAGAAATAGCAAATACGACGTATTTAATACGCATATCAGACATAGCAAGAAAGTAACAGCGTGGACGTATGAGAACGGGCAAAGCCTGTTAGAGACAACACCGAGAAGCGCAGCGACAAGAGATTATAAGAACCTGGTATTAGAGTATATGGGAAAGCGGGTGTAAAGATGCTTGAAGAATTCAAGGAAACATTAAGAAGGGTTTTGCTGGCAAAGTATAGCATCGGCTTTATAGACGGATACGAAACCGGGAAGGCTGACGGATATACGGAAGGATATACAGACGGAACAAAAGCGGGCGGTTTTACCGACGGGTACAGAGCTGGTAAGACTGATGGATACCGGGAAGGGCATGAAGGCGGAATAAAAGCGGGTGGCTTTGTTGACGGATACGAAACTGGGTACGAAGTCGGATACAAAGAAGGAAGCGAAGACGAAAGAAAAGGGATAAGACGGTTAAGCCCAGGAGAAAAATAGGGGAACAGTAGAAAGGAGATACAGCAATGGGAAAGATTGGCATAGGCGACAGACTTAACGCCAACAGCAAGAAAAATATTATTTTTGCAAAGGACTACAGAAAGGTACGCTTAGACCCGCGTACATTGATTCCGTCGGAGCATAACAAGTATAGCCAGGACAATATAGAAGAACTGGCGGACAATATGCTTTTAGTCGGACAGCTACAGGAAATCATAGTAGGGCGTGTAGACGGGCAAGACAGAATAATAGTAGGACATAGACGTACAGCGGCAGCAGTCCTTAATATCGAGCGTGGACACGACGAATTTAAGCTTGTGGACTGCAAAATAAAAGAAATGAGCGAAAGCCTGTTTATGCTGACACTGCATAGTGCAAATATCTTTAACCGACAGCTTAGCGACTGGGAATTAACGAACGGCGTAGCTGAGTTTACAAAGTACCTGGTAAAAGCCAGGGAATCCGGGGAACTGACTATAGAGGGGAAAATGAGAGACTATATAGCAAATGTTACCGGGAAGTCTACGGGTAAGATAAATCAGATCAACAGTATCAATAACAATTTGTGCGAAGAAGGCAAGGAAGCATTTAAAGACGGAAAAATAAACTTTTCTACAGCGTATGAAACTTCCAGGCTGCCGGAAGAAAAACAGCATGAAGTTATTGAAAATGGAGAGCTGTTAAGTAAAGACGTTCGGGAAATGGTAAAAGAAGAACGAGAGAAGAAAGAAGCGGAAAAGAAGCCGGGCGACGATTACGAGCCAGCACACCCGGAAAGCATTACGAGCCTATGCTATTCTTGCCAATACTACAGTGAGTGCAACGTAAAAACGGGAACTTGCGAAAAGTGCGATAAGTACACAAATAAGGCAGAAGCAGAGAAAACAGAGGAACAGCGGTACGATGAAGAACAAGCAGCAATAGATCGGGATACAAAAGCGAAGCTACGGCAGCAGTCCGATGATAAGAAAATGGAGACATTACCGAGCGAAGCGACGACAGCAGAACCGAAGACACATATTATACGGCTTGCGGCTATGAATTATGACGACGTTGTAAGCGGAAAGAAAAGTTTTGAAATCTGTAAAGATGCCGGATACAAGGAAGGCGACATTATAGAGTATATGGAGTTTAAAGACGGACGCAACACGGGAAGAACATTTAAGGCGGAAATAGCTTATGTAGTGAATGAGCATAGAGGACTAACAGAAGGCTTTTGCATTATAGGCGTAAAGGTGTCAGAATCTGACACGGGGAAGGAATAAGAGAACATGGAAACAAGAAAAATAACGCTAAGAGATTTATTAACAGTAACAGGAGAGAAGGAAAACATAGCACTTTATAAAGCTTGTGATGAAGGAAAGAGATTCATTGTAAATATTGAATGTGAAAGCGCAAAGAAATATCTGAGCAAAGATATACTTGATGATGAAGTAGAGATAGTAGAAGGCGTTTGTAGCAAGGGTGTAAAAATAACAATGAAAAGGGAAGGCTTATGATTAGAAAAGGGCAAAGAATAAAAGTAATATGCAACGAAGCCAGGCTTAAGGAAGTAGGCGTAAGGCAGAAACATATTAAGCATATCCTGGGGAAGATAGGTACAGTAAAGGAAATACGGAAGCTGCCGAACACGGACGATATGTACGCCTATTTTATACACTTCCGTTATGTGAATCTGAAAGCAGCACCAGGGAATAAGAAGCCTTACTATGCTATGCTGGACGATATGATAGAACCTATTAACCTGGAAGTAGTAGGAGAAAAGAAGAAATGATAGTATACGGTAGAAAGAACGGGAAGACACTACGAAGCACACTTAACAGCGTGACGGAAGTACGGAACGGTTACATATATGCAGCAGCTACAGGAGAGCGTATAGCGAAGATAGGCAATGTAATAATGATGAGCCTACAGGAAATGTTATTGATAATACGGGCGAGCTTCGGAAACAAGAAAGCAAAGAAGGAATTAAGACAGCGGGAAATACGAGACAGACAAAAGCAGATCATACGAAGCCGAAGGCGGCAGCAGTTGTTACGTGAGAACCAGGACAAGAACAATAACTGGAAGCGTATACATGGACTGCCAACGACCAGGAAAAAGCGTGGAAAAACTCAGCAAACTATAGAGAAAACATAACAAAAAAGAATTGAAACTAAAGAAACTTTATGATAATCTATAGATACAAACGCAAGAAGAATTAGGTAAAGGAAAGCACCCTTTGCCTGGTTCTTCTTTTTTTGTTTGTCTAAACCTCCCAAGTGCCGCATGAAATCCAGGGCGGCACTATGAAAGAAGAAAGATAGATGCTTAAGAAGTTATGCAGTTACCCGGGCTGCCACAAGGTAGTAGAAGCTGGGGTTAAGTATTGTGACAGGCACAAGAACACAGACAGAGAGAAGTACAGAGAATACAAGCGTAAGCGTATGGAGAACGAAGAGGAAGCCCGGCGGCAGCAGTTCTATAATAGCAAAGCCTGGGAAGGGTTCAGAGCCAACCAGGAAGCGGCGCAACTTGGCGTAGATATATTTGAATACTACACAACGGGAATAGTGATAACAGCGGAGCAGTACCACCACATAGAAGAGGTTACGGAAGCATGGCATAGACGACTTGATAGAGACAATGTAATAGGGCTGAGCGAAGCAAACCACAGGCGCATACATAAAGAATATGACCGCGGATACATGGCAAAAAAGAAGATGCAGCGAACGCTTTACGATATGCTACAGCGCTTCCGGCGCGAGTTCGGAGACAGCGGGGGGATATAAAAACTTTTTATTTCTTTTTAAAAGTCCCGAGTTCAAGTTGATTTGAAAAAAAACGCCGATTTTTTGTATAGGGGGGGTCTGAGAAGGTGGCAGTATGGCGAATGAAGAAAAAAAGACAGAAAAAAACAAGCCGAAACCTTGCCCGAAGTGGTTAAGTGCGGCGGCTAAAAAAGAGTGGCGAAGGATTGCGAAAATCTTCGCGGAAGAAGAAAAAGAATTTACGGACAAAGACCTTAAAGCCCTAGAAGCTTACTGTACGAACTATGCAAAGTGGCAGAAGTGCGAACAGATCATAGACGAAAAAGGTTACAGTATGGAAGTGGGCGATAATGGTTACGAACAGCAAAGACCAGAAGTAAGCATAGCAAATAAAGCACAGACGGAAATGAGAGCCTGGGCGAAAGAATTAGGATTAACGCCAGCGGCGCGGCAGAGAATGAAGGCAGAGAGCGCACAAGGCGACGGCGGCATAGACGCGGAGCTGGACGGAATGATAGCACATGATTAACACGGAACTGCTTTTAGCTGCCTGGTTGGAGAAGTTACAAAAGAAGTGGGATACGGAAGAATACTACTACGATGTAGAGGAAGCAAAGAAAGTATTTAAGTTCGTGTCGAAGTTGACCAATGATAGAGGAGCAAGCCGAAACTTTGATTTATTAGAATTTCAGTTTGAAATAATAACAGAAATCCTATGCGTAAAGAGAAGGAGCGACGGCAAGCGGAAACATAGAGAAGCACATATAAATATACCGCGAAAAAATGGTAAGTCATTCCTGGCGGCGATTATAGTAGTATATCTCTTTTTCTGTCAACGGCATATCTTCGGCGCGCTTTTTATTTTAACGGCAAATACAACCAAACAGGCGGGCGAGCTGTACGGAACGGTAGAACATTTCATAAAAGCAAATAAGACGCTACGCCGCTACTGCAAGATTACAAGCAGTACGAAAACCATTATACGGAAAGATAACGGTAATAAGCTTATGGTACTGTCGTCAGATGCAGACAACGCCGACAGCTTTAACGATTATGTAGCCGTCCTGGACGAGATACACCAGGCGAAAAACGACGAAATGTACGGAAAGCTGAGAACGGGACAAGGAGCATGGGACGAGCCGTTAATAATGACAATTACAACGGCTTCCAGCGGAGAAGACCCGGCAAACCCGGAAATGCAGCTTTATACTATGGCAAAGAAAATAGAAGCCGGGGAAGTGAACGACCCGAGCTTTTACTATAGGATTTACGAAGCTGATAAAGATTGTAATGTTGAGGACGAAACACAATGGTATAAATCGAACCCGGCATTAGGAGTATTTAGGAAGCTGGAAGACCTGGCGAACTATGCGAAGCGTATACGGCTTATGCCTTTACAGGAAAATATGTTTAGGCGTATGTTCCTAAACCAGCACGTAGCGTTAGACCATGAAAAAGGCGCTATAAATATGGACTTATGGGACTTGTGTACGAAAAAGGTAGACACGAAAGACTTAGAAGGCTGGAAGTGCTGGGGCGGACTGGATTTATCAAGTAAAAATGATATTACGGGCTTTGTCCTGGTGTTTTATGAAGAGACAACCGGGCGATTTATCGTAGTGCCGTACCTGTATACGCCGAAAGAAACGGTAGCTTACAGGCAGCATAAGGACAATAACCCTTATGAGTACTGGATAAAAAAAGGCGATTTGATAGCTTTAGACGGAAAATATGTAAATTTTGAACGCTTCTTAGACCATGCGGTAGAACTGGACGAAAAATACAGGATAGAACAGATAGGCTTCGACCAGTGGGGAAGTACAACAATCATAAACCGATTAGAAGACCGCTGGGACGTTATCCCAATAGGACAGGGAACTAAGACTATGACACAGGTTATTAACGATTTTGAGAACCTATTAGTAGACGAAAGGCTGGTTATTGCAGAAAATGAGTGCTTCCGATTTATGGCGAAAAACTGTATAGCAGTTTACGACGAAATGTTAGGAGTCAAGTACAGTAAGAAGAAAAGTAAATTTAAAATCGACGGTGTAATAGCCATGCTTATGGGCTTGCTATTGTGCATCGAAGAAAATGGTATTGAACACTATAACCCGGTGGAATACCTGGACGCGATGTAAGAAGGAAAAAATATGCTTAAGAAGTTAAAAAACATGAAGAAAAAAATAGTGATCGCAGACGGGCTATTATTGGCAGCTATGGCGGTAGTGTTTGGGACGACATACGACATAAACCCGCATATCGGTATGTATGTTTTAGCTGCTGAGCTGGCAGCAGTCGCGATTATGATAGTAAGGAGCGGTAAAAGTTAATGTTTTTGGATTTTTTGGAAAAAAGAAGCGAAGAAGTAGACGATACGCCGCGACTTACGGACGAAGAAAAGCTTTTTTTAAAGGTTTTTGGGATAGAAGAAGACCAACCAGCGGCGGCAATGAAGGAAGCAACCTACTTTACCTGTATAAAAAAGCTGTCGGAAGCAGTGGCGAAAACGCCGCTATATCTTACCCAGGACACGGAAACAGGCGAAAGAAGGGCAAAAGAACACCCGTTATATGAGCTTTTGAGTTTAAGACCAAACCCGTATATGACGGCGGTAGACTTTTGGAAGGCAATAGAAGCCACCAGGCAACACGAAGGAATAGCCGGAGCGGTAAAAGTGTACGGAAGAAAAGGAAAAATAGAAGCTTTGTACCCTTGCACGATAGAAGGAATCACTATAGACGATGCGGGTGTACTCAGATCAACCAAAAAGCATAAAGTTTTAGTTGATTTCAAAGTACCAGGTACGGGAATGAACGAAAGCGCCTTTTATGAGGATTTGCTGATATTCAAAGGCTTTACTATGGACGGAATTAACACGGAAGCGGTAAGGACTATCGTAAAAAGCACGATAGACGTACAGATTAAAGCACAGAATTACCTTAACACGTTATTTGATAATGGATTGACTAACAAAATGGTAATACAGCTTACAAGCGACATAAGGGACGAAAAAGAGCTTAAAAAGATACAGGAAAAGTTTGGAAAACTGTACAGCAAAGGAAAACGTATTTTTACAGTTCCGGCGGGATTTAATGTACAACCCGTAAATTTATCCCTGGCAGACGCACAGTATGAGCAGATAAGAAGAATGTCTATAAGTCAGATCGCGGCGCTATTTGGTATAAAAATGTATCAGCTTAACGACTTGAAAGACACAAATAATAATTCGCTAGAACAGCAGCAGTTAAGCTTTTTGGTGGATACACTGCTTATCCTGTATGAATCTATCGAACAGGAAGTAACGTGGGGCTGCTTAACAAAAGACGACAGGGCACAAGGATATAAAGCGAAGCATAACACAAATGTTATTTTGCGTTCTTCGCCGGAAACCCAGCAAAAAATATTATGCGCTTACGTGGCGGGCGGAATCATGAAACCGAACGAAGCCAGGTTAGAGCTTGGAAGGGAAACTACAGAGGACGGGGACGACCTTATAGTAAATGCTGGTGTGCTTAAGCTTAAGGACTTAGGAAAGGACACAAAGGGAAATGCCGGAGAATAACACACACAGTACAGAAGATGCGGCGGAAATCCAGGAAAGAAGAAATTATGCAGCGTGCCAGGGGATACCGCTTGAAGTGAGAGCAGCAGAAGGCGAAGAAAGCCGCACGATTGGCGGTTATGCAGTTAAGTATAATACGCCTGTAGTTATTACTGACCGCTGGGGCGACAAATATTTAGAGGAAATCGCCGCGGGGTGCTTCGATGAAAGCTTAAGCAGATGCAAAGAGAACGGCAGCGAGATAAAAGCGTTATGGAATCACGACACAAGCCGACCACTTGGAAGCACGAAGACGGATACACTCAGATTTAACATGGGGGATACTACCGGGCTGAATTACGACATTGATTTACCTAATAACACATGGGGAAACGATGTACGGGAAAGCGTGAAGCGTGGAGACGTAGACGGTAGTAGCTTCGGTTTTATCTGTTTAGAAGATAAATGGAGCAAAGTACAGCACGAAGGCGAAGAAATGTACAAAAGAAGTGTTGTAAAAGCGGAGCTGTTGGAAGTAAGCCCGTGTACGTTCCCAGCTTATGACAGTTCACAAATTAACTGTAGAAGCTTTGAACGTATGAAAGCAGATACCAAAGAAGAGAAACGGCTGGAAGAGCTGAGAAAAGAAGCGCGACTTTTGGAAATCGCAGACGAAAATAACAAGGAGTAACCACATGACAGTACAGGAATTAAGAGAAGAGATTGTACAGAAAACAGAGGAAATTAACGGATACCTGGAAAGCAGAGACGCGGACAAGGCGGAGGAAGCTTTAGCAGAAAAGAGAAAATTACAGAAATTGCTTGCGGTAAGAGAAGCAGAGGACGACGAAGAGCGGGAAGACCTGGGAAGACAGAAGAAACAGAAAGAAAGCAGATCAACAGGAGCAGTAAGCGAGTTGAGAGCTGCCGTAAAATTTGCTTTGCATGGAAAGGCAGCACTGACAGACGAAGAAAGAGCTGCCGTAAATATCGACGGTAACGCTGCTATTCTGCCGGAGCAGTTCGTAAACGATATCCAGGTATTAAGAGCTGGTTTCCCAAGCCTTAAAAACCATTGCCATGTAATCAAAGCAACCTCTAACCATGGCAAAATGCCGTTTGCAAAAATCGGCGGTAAAAAGCTGAAAAAGTATAAATCTGGCACGAAGCTTACAGGAGAAGCGGCAAATACAGAGGATATCAAGTACGACATTGAGAATTACGGTTCGCTTGTACCGATTGCAAACGATTTACAGGAAGACGAAGCCGTAAATATCGTACAGGAAGTTATTAAGCCGGACTTCGCGGAAGCTGGGGTTAATACTGAAAATGATGAGATTATGCAGATCGTAGAAGCCAATGCCGTAGACAAGTCTACAGGTGCGAAGGATTGGAGAGATGTAAAGAAAATTATCGACGGAGTATTACCGACACTTCGCGGAAGAGTGGTAGTAATTACAAACCTTTCCGGCAGCGTGTACTTAAAGTCACAGGAAGATAAGAACGGAAGAAACTTAGACCTGGTTAAAGAGGTAAACGGTAAAGAATACTTCCAGGGTAAAGAGCTTATTACGCTGAGTGACGAAGATATTACAGCAAGCACTACAGAAAAAATGATTTTCTATGTAGTAAATTTGTATGCCCTGGTTAAATTCTTCGAGAGAAAAGGCTATACAGTGTCTACGGATAAGTCTGTATTCTTTGAATCTGACGAACTGGCGCTGAAAGTACAGGAGCGCTTTGACTGTGAGAAACTGGACGACAGAGCAGACTTTAAAATTGAGTTCGCGGCAGCGTAGGCGTAGCTTATGGCGATCACATTACAGGAAGCGAAGGAATATTTAAGGGTAGGCTATGACGATGATAACGACTATATCACGGAGCTTATAGATATATCCGAAGCTTATATAGACGGTTGTGTGGGTACTGCATACCGGGAAAAGGATAAATACAATAGCGAAGAAGAATATAAGAGAGGTTGCAGACTTGCAACCCTCTTACAGAAGAAAGTAATAAGCGATATGTACGACGTAAGAGGAACTACAGTAAGCAATAACACGAAACAGGATAAGATAACACAAACTATCCTGGATAAGCTAGCGAATGTGGGGTAGGTAAAATGTATGTAATGATACAGAAGCGGCAAAAGACCGTAGAAAAAGGGCGACCAGTAGAAAAGTGGGACGACTACTTAAAATGCTGGTGTGAAGTAAAGAGCCTGTACGGGAAAGAACTGTATACCGCCCTGGAAGCAAAGTTAGAAAATGTAATGAACTTTGAAACGCGATACTGCAAAGCCCTGGAAGCCTTAAATACAAAGGAATACCGGGTAGTATGGGGCGAACGTATATTTAAGCTTATCAATGCAGATTACGGCAAATACGACCGCCGGAAAGTGGTACTTAAAGGGCAAGAAGTAGTATGAGTTTTAATATTACTATGGATTTTTTGGGACTGGACGAAGTGCAGCGGGAAATAGAAAGGCTTGCTACAGCGTCGGAACTGAAAGACCTAAATAAAAAGATTGTAAAGAAAGCCGGGAAAGTCGGCTTAGAAGAATCGGAAGGGCAGATAAGGAAGAAAGCATACAGTAAAAACCCTATGAAATCCGGGCGGCGCGGCAGCAGGACGGGGCAGCACGCGGCGGATAATGTCCCGGAGAAGGGAACGACACAAAGCGGGAACTATGGAGAAGTCATAGGCTGGGAAAAAAGCGATACTTCGCCATTTTTCTACATGAAGTTCCATGAATGGGGTACGACGATGCATAAGCCTAAAAAATTCATGCTGGAAGCAGCGCGCCCGACATATCGCGCACTAAAGAGCATAGCAGAAGAAGAATACGAGAAAGTTTTAAAGGAAAAGTTAGGGGGATAATATGGCACTTCTGAGTGAAGAAGAAAAGCAGCAGCTTAAGCAGATCATGGCGGATTATCCGAATAACGAAGACCTGGATTTAACGGCGTATATAGCAGACGTAATAGGTATAACGGGAAAACACGTAGAAGAAGGCTGGTATAACCAGGATATAAACGATACCCATATTACTTTTTACTATATTACGGATACCGACGCGAACCATAGCGACGATAAGAACGAAGCAGAAGAATACTATATACAGGTAGATATATGGAGTGAAGAAGATTGTTTTCTTTTGAAACGGAAAATAAAGAAATTACTTAAGAAGGCGGGCTTTACATATTTTGCGGGAAATGATGATTATGAACAGGATACGAAAATATACCATAAAGCAGCGCGATTTTATTTTTTGATAAATACCGAAGGAGAAGACTAAGGTAATGAAAGTCCAGGAAAATAAACAGACGATTGAGAGAAGCCGAGTAGTAGGCTTAAAGGATATCTGTGTAGCGGAAGTTACTACAAACGATGCTACGACCTATGCAGCAGACACACCTACCAGGCTGGCGAAAGCAATCACGGCAACTATTAAAGAGACATTCGAGGTAGAGTACTTATACAGTGACGACGAAGTAGAGGATACTACAGAAACATTTGTAAAAGCAGAAATTGAGTTGGAAGTAAACAGACTGACACCGGGCGACTATGCGTTACTGTTTGATTCCCTGTATAAATCCGGCTACCTGGTAAAATCAGAGAGCGACAGAGCGAAGGAAGTTGCTTTAGGATTCCGGGCAAAGCAGAACAACGGGAAGTACGAATTTGTATGGTACTATTGCGGAAAAGCAGAACACCCGGAAGAGTCCTACGAGACAATCAAGGACAAGAAGACCGCTCAGACACAGAAGATTACATTTACTTTCTACGCAAGAAAGAAAGAGGATACCGTAGACGGAAAAGCAAAACGCTTCTATGCGCTTAAGGTGGACGAATCACAATTACTTGAAGAACATGCAAACGCTAAAAAAGCTATTGCGGAATGGTTCGGGGCGGTACAGGAATACAAAGCAGATGTAGCAGCGTAAAAAGAGAAAAAAAGGGGCGGTGTCATATTCTGACACCGCTAAGAAGGTGCGAATATGAAAATAACAATTAACGATAAAGAATATGAAAGTGGAAAAATTACAAGAGAAAAATACAGATCATTTTGTGAGACATTCGACAGCTTTTTAAAGAAGGAAGTTGCTTCTATGGTTTTCACAGACGAAGACTTAGATAAAATGATTGAATCTATCGTAGTGGTATACGGAAATCAGTTTACATTTGATGAAGCCAGCGACGCGCTGGACGAAATCCCGGATATTCTGCTTAATTTCTCACTTATCAATGCGGAAATTCTGAACAAGAGCAATTTACAGGCGGAAAAGACAGCAAAGACCGGGAAAGCAAATATTATTACAATCGGCGGCAAAGAATACGATTGCGGAAAGATTGGAAGAAAGAAATATAAAGCCTTCCGCGAGGTATACGAAAGACTGACACGCCCGGAGAAGCAGACCTATACAGACGCGGAACTGGATGAAATGATTAACACTATTGTACTGGTGTATGATAATCAGTTTACTTTTGAAGAAGCGAACGAATCTTTAGAAGATGTTTCAGAGATTATTTTTAACTTCGGACTGATTAACGCGAATATCCTTAAGAAGCTTAAGGACGAAGCCGCGGGCGCAAAAAAAAATTTGAGCTCACAGGTGTAATAGACTACTGCCTGGAATGTGAGGAAGGAGAAAAAAGGCTATACAGAATCACGACATACGCTTACCGAAGATTTATAAAGCTTATGGAGAGAATTAGCTGTACTGATGATGAAGACGACTTATTAGAGCTATACGCTGCCGTGATACAGGCTGTATTTAACGACAGGGTAGAGAATGAAGAAATAGAACGGCTGGACGTAGCAGACATTATAGATACGTTTGGAGCGATAGTAGAAATCATAGATATTTCTGTCAATGAAAAAATACGGTATCTTGGTACACTTTTGGGCGGAGTGCCGGAAGAAGACCAGGGTAGCGCGTTCGATGAATACGACCAGGAAAATGGATATATCGAAGAGACGACGCAGGAAGAAATATGGAGATCATACGGGGACAACCTGGACGCTATCCTACAGATATGTATAAAGAGTATGCGAAACAGCTATAAGGAGTGCTTAGAATCAGATTTAAGCGACTTATTGGACTACGTTGTATTTCAAGTCGAATATGACCGGGAAAAGTAGACATAAGGAGCGTAATAAATGGCTGGTGCAAGTCTCAGAGTAGGGGCGAATACAAGCGAGTTTACCAGTCAAATGAAATCAATGCTTACGCAAATGAAGCTTGTTACCAGCGAATATAAGGTAGAAGCGGCACAAGCGAAAGCATTAGGAAGTCAGACAGATTTACTTAAGGCTAAGAAGACAGAGCTTACAAGTAAGATTAAGCTGCAAACGGACGCAATTAAGCTACAGCAGACCAATTTAACAGCTCAGAAGCAGAAGCTTACAGAACTGATAGAGAAGGAAGACAAGGCAAAGCAGAAGGTAGCAGAGCTTACGAAAGCCCATGAAGATAGCGTTAAGGCGACTGGAAAAGACAGCGAGGAAAGCCAAAAACTAAATGCACAGCTAGAAGAAGCAAAAGAAGCACACGCAAAGGCTACAAATGCTGTAAAGAAACAGGAAGACGCAATAGCGAAGAATACGGTTAAGCTGAATGAATCGAAAGCGGCACTTACTGAGCAGAATACAGCATTAAAAAATACAGAAGAAGAATTAACGAACGCCGAAAAGAAATGGACTGTTTTCGGACAGGAAATAAAGACGGCGGGAAGCAACATGGACGAAGCCGGGAATAAAACTATAAGCCTGGGCGACGTTATTAAGGCTAATCTTATTTCTTCCGCGATCATCAACGGAGTAAAAGAGCTTGCCAACGGTATAAAGGAACTTGCGAAGGGCGCGATAAGCGTCGGTATGGACTTCGAGAGTGGCATGAGCCAGGTAGCGGCTACTATGGGCATGACTACCCAGGAAATAGCCGGGGGAAGTGAAGCTTATACAAAGCTGGAAAATGCAGCGAAAGAAGCCGGAAATACTACACAGTTTAGCGCTACCCAGGCAGCAGAAGCCCTTAACTATATGGCACTTGCCGGATATGATGCAGACAAAGCAGTAGAGACATTACCTACAGTTTTGAACCTGGCAGCAGCGGGCGGAATGGATTTAGCGACAGCTTCCGACATGGTAACGGACAGCATGAGCGCACTAGGGGACAAAGCCGGAACTACAGAAAGTTTTGTAGACAAAATGGCGAAGACCTCACAAAAGAGTAATACCAGTGTGCAACAGTTGGGCGAAGCGCTGCTTAGCGTAGGCGGAACGGCTAAGAGCTTAGCGGGCGGAGTTACCGAAGCGAATACCGTATTAGGAATATTCGCGGATAGCGGAACGAAGGGAGCAGAAGGCGGAACAGCATTACGAAACGTAATTTTAAGCCTTACAGCGCCGACGGATACCGCAAAGAAAAAAATGCAAGAGTTAGGGCTTGAAGTCTTCGACGCAAACGGGAATATGCGCCCGTTGAATGAGACTTTCCAAGACCTTAACGGAATCCTGGGAAATATGACCCAGGGAGAGCAGACAGAAGTATTAAACACAATCTTTAATAAAGTTGACCTTAAGAGCGTAAATGCTTTACTTGCGAACAGCGGCGAGCGGTTCAATGAGTTAAGCGGATACATAGAAAATTCTACGGGCGCTGCCGAACAAATGGCGGCAACGATGAATGATAACTTACAGGGTAAAATTACGATATTAAAGAGCGGGCTGGAAGGGCTTGGAATTGCTGCTTATGAAAAGTTCGAGACACCGCTTAAAAATGCAGTAACGAATATTACGAACGTAATAGGAGATTTACAGACAGATTTAGCGAGCGGGGAGCTGAGCGGCGCGCTTGATAAGGTTGCTACAGGTTTCGGAAACCTGGTAGAAAAAGCCAGTGAAATTATTGTAGCGGTATTACCTAAAATCCTGGAAGGGCTGGGCTGGATTGCAGACCACGGCGACACGATAGCCAGCTTATTAGCTGCCATAGGTGCGGGATTTGCGGTATTTAAGGTAGCGTCGATAATCAACGGAGTAGTAACAGCTATACAGGGACTTACGGCGGCAGAAGTGGCGCTAAATGCCATACAGAAACTTGTTAATATAACAATGGCTGCTAATCCGATGATGTTAATTATAACGTTGGTTGCTACACTGGTAGCGGCTATAGTCGGATTTGTCGCCACAAATGAAGATGCAAGAGCGGCGGTAGTAAATGCCTGGAACATCGTAAAAGATACGGTAGGAAAAGTAGTAGGAGAAATTGCAAAATTCTTTACAGAAACAATACCAAACGCACTAAGCAAGGTTGTAGATTTTGTAAAAGATAACTGGCAAGATATTCTATTATTCCTGGCGAATCCGTTCGCGGGTGCGGCTAAACTGCTGTACGAACATTGTGAAACTTTCCGAAATATTGTAGATAATATCGCTTCATTTTTCCGGGAGTTACCGGGCAAGATTTGGGACGCAATACTGGGAGCGGTCGAGAAGATAACAACCTGGGGCGAAAATGTAAAGACAGCGGCGACCCAGGCGGCAAGTAACGCGATAACGAGCGTTGTAACATTTTTCCAGGAATTACCGGGGAAAATTTGGGACGCAATACTGGGAGCAGTTACGACAGTAACGACCTGGGGCGAAAATATGAAGGCAGCAGTTGTACAGGCTGCTACTGAATTTGTAACAAATGCAATAGCATTTTTCCAGGAATTGCCGTATAAAATCGGCTATGTAATCGGTCAAGCAATCGGGAATGTAGTACAGTTCGGTATTGACCTGGTAACATGGGCGACTACAGAAATACCGAATTTTATTAACACGGTAATAACATTCCTGGTAGAGCTTCCGGGCAAGATTTGGGACGCGATAGTAAGCGCGATCACGAACGTACAGAACTGGGGACAGCAGGTATACACACAAGCAACTAATTATATACAGAATACTATAACGACGGTCGTAAACTTTTTATCACAGCTTCCAGGTAAGATTTGGAACGCAATAGTAAGCGCGATTACAAATATGGCGAACTGGGGGCAACAGATGTTAAGCCAGGCGAGCGCGGCAGCATCGAATATTTTAAGTAATGTATATTCAACACTTTCACAGATGCCGGGCAGAGTTTGGAACGCAATACAGGGCGCTATACAATCTGTAGCAAACTGGGGAAGCGGACTACTGCAACAGGGAAGAAATGCAGCGAGCCAGTTAGTAAGCGCTGTGATCAATGGCGTAGCTTCCTTACCGTCACAAATGGCAAACGTAGGCTACAATATCGTAACGGGTGTATGGAATGGTATATGTAATGCCGCTGGCTGGTTTAGACGGCAAGTGCAGAGCTTCTTTAGCGGAATAGTAGACGGTGTAAAAAATGCACTGGGTATACATTCGCCGTCCCGGGTATTCCAGGACGAAGTAGGTAAGTACATGGCACAAGGAGCGGGCGTAGGATTTACGAACGAGCTTGGTAATGTTGAAGAAGACATAGATAAGAGCCTGGGAACACTTACAAAGAAAGTGGCGAAGATAACACCAGTAACAGAGGTTAAACAGAGTGCGAAAGTAGTAGCACTGAACAACAGAGTAGATACTACAGAATTTACGGACGATTCCGAAAAGACAGTAATTGTAGAAATCACAAATATTACTGAGCTTGACGGAAAAGAGATAGCACGAAAGACAACAAAGCGAGTAGTTAAGAATGTAACGAAAGACCAAAAGAGCAAGCAGAAAGCGAAAGGGGCGGCATAATGAACGGTGTATATTACACGATATACAACAATATTAGGGACAGAGACGCGGGCGTTAAGCCCGTGAGCCGCCCTAATATCCCTACAGCAGAACAGGAGTACGACGAGATAAAAGTACCGGGAAGGGACGGGAATTTATACAGAAAAAAAGGAACATTAAAAGATATTCCCATTGAGATTACTTATAACTTCCTGTCAGACGACCCGGAAGACTGGGCGGAAGATTTCAGAAGCATAAAACGGCGATTCCTTAAGGAAAGTACAGGTATGCTTATGTTTTCAGACGACCCGGGCTATTATTACAAAGTGAAGAAAATTGATATAGGGACAAACGAGCGCTTAGCGAAGCGTATCGGGAAATTCCAGGTAACATTTACTTGTGAAGGCTATATGTATCTGATAGAAGGAGCAGAAACCAGGAACTTAAGCGATACACTGTATAATGCTTTTGAAGAGTGCAAACCAGTGTATGAGATCGCGGGGGACGGCGTATGTACACTTACTGTAAACGGTACGGAAGTTACGGCGAATATCGGCGGAAAGCTGGTTATAGATACCGGGCTGAAACTTTGCTACACGGCGTTGAAGGAAACGGCAAACAGACGGCTTACCGGGTATTATGAAGACCTGTATTTAAAAGAAGGGGAAAATACATTTAGTGTAAGCCCTGGATTTACAGTTAAGATAAAACCTAACTGGCGGTGCAGATAAATGATAGAGGTATACGTTAAAGGTAATGAGGACTACGGAAGTAACGGAGATATGACCTTAACGCCGACTACGTGCGAAGTAGAACTTACTGTAGAAGGAGTGGCAGAGCTTACCTTAGAACACCCTATAGACGACCTGGGGCGTTGGGAATACCTGGTAACTGATAATGTGATAGCAGCACCTACGCCATACTCAAAGAAGCAGCTTTTTAGAATCTATGATTATACAAAGACTGAGACAGAAGTAACGGCTTATGCAAGACATGTTTTCTATGATTCTGCCGGAGAAATGCTGGTAGATGTAAGACCGACGGACAAGACCGGGCAAGAAGCGTTAGATATAATCTTAAGCGGTACGAAGTACAAGGCGAAGACAAATATTAAAACGCGATCCACGGCTTACTATATCCGTAAAAATATCATGGAAGCAATCGGCGGGGACGACGAAAACAGCTTTATAAATCGCTGGGGCGGCGAAAGAATGTATGATAATTTTACCGTTATCATAAATGACCGCCTGGGCGGGGACTATGGAGCGTGCGCAGAGTTTGGGCGGAATATGACAGGGATAGAAGCGGACATAAGTATAGACGATGTAGTAACGCGAATTATCCCGGTATCATACAACGGGCACACCCTGGAAGGGGAAGAACCGTGGATAGATAGCCCGCTCATTGGAAGCTATGCAAACCCCAGGACAGCAGTTATTAAATTTGAAGATGTTAAGTTGCTGGAAGATTGCCAGGAAGGGGAAGAAGGATTTAGTACGCTGGAACTTTTAAGGGAAGAACTTAAAAGACGGTGCACGAAAGAGTATGAAAACGGGCTTGATAAGCCGAAAGTAAATTATAAAGTAGACCTGGTAGAAGTTGCGAATACGGAAGACTATAAAGACTACAAGAAATTAACAACAGTAGGAATAGGCGACGACGTATTAACAAAGGACAGAAAGCTTAAGATAAATGTAACGGCAAGATGTATAAGGCTTGTGTACGACTGCATAGAGGAAGAAAACGCAGAAGTTGAGCTAGGGAACTTTATAGAAAATTATTTTGACAAGACAACCAGCGCGGCAGATATTATACAGAAAGTAACCAGGGAAGACGGGACACTTAAGGCGGAAGAAGTATACGGTAAAATCGACGCTGTAAAGGCACAATTAAAAGCCCAGCGAGACATATCGCAACCTTCAGAAGTAAGGGCGGTAATATTTGAAGACCTGGTAGAAGGAAGCCCGACCTACGGGGCTATGTCTATCGGCACAATGGGCTTCTGTATTGCATCAGAACGTACAGCGGACGGGAAAGATTGGGACTGGAAGACCTTCGGAACTGGCAGAGGATTTTACGCTGATTATATATGTGTCGGGCAGTTAGACGGAGCGCTTATAAAAGCAGATAGCATACAAGCGGAATCTATCAGCATCAACTATAAAAAGTCGGTGGAATCCCATATAAGCGAAGCGGTAAACACTGTAGAGAGAAACTATAAAAATGATATCGACGGGCTTAAAAGCGATTTCAAGAAAACCTACACTACTTTTCAGTATGTAGACGAAACAGCGGGAAACCTGGCAAATGAAGCAGAAAGCAACGCGAACAGCTATACGGAAGAAAAACTTAAGAAGTATGTTACTACGGTCGAAATGGGGACATCAATAAACCAGACAGCAGAAGAGATTAAGACCGAAGCGAGCAAGAAGTATACAACGTATAAGTATGTAGATGATTCCGCCGGAGTAGCAGAAACAAACGCAAAAGGGTATGCGGATACTGTAGGAGCAGGAGCAAAGAGTTATACAGACGAAAAGCTTAAGAAATATGTTACTACTACAGAAATGAATACGGCAATAAGTCAGACGGCGGAACAGATCAAGACAGAAGCGAGTAAAACTTATACCAGTTTTCAGTATGTAGATGAAACGGCGGGAAACCTGGCAAGCGAAGCAGAAACAAACGCAAAAGGGTATGCAGATAAGGTAGGCACAGGGGCGAACAGCTACGCTGATACAGTGGGAACAAATGCGAAAAACTACGCGGACACAAAGGCAAACAAGGCTTTGACAGATGCAAAAGCCGACACGGACGAAAAGCTTAAGAAATATGTAACACAGGTTAGCATGAATACGGCTATAGATCAGTCAGCAGAATCAGTAAAAACATATGCAAAAAAAGCAGTAAACGAACTGAAACATAACTATGTAGAAAATGGAACTTTTGAAAGTGGAAACTTAGACGGATGGGGCTTAAGTGATAGTAATAATATTAAAGCTATAAACGATGAATACTTAGGGAATGTAGCAAGTATTACAAGGGGAACGTCTAACATTTACATGCGCCAAAGCTGGAAATTGAAAGCTGGAACATATACGGTAAGGTTCAAAGCTGGGGCGAACTTAAGAAGCATAAGCAAAGCAAGAATTAGAGTTTCGCTTGGTGGAACAAGTTATTATACAAAAGCCGGAGAGCTGGACGACGAAGTATTTAAGCAGTACGAAACGGAGATAACTATAAGCGCAGCGGGGACAAAGTACCTTTATGTGTATAACTATGTGGATAACACGACGGTTTATATTAAAGATGTGGAAGTACTGGGTAAATACGAAGATCATGCAGAAGCACAATTTACAGTAGCAAATGGCGCTATCGAAGCAGAGGTAAAAAGAGCGGAAGGCATAGAAGACGAACTTAGAAGTGCTATAAAAGTAAATGCAAATAACATAACGAGCAAAGTAGAAAAAGGGGATATGGGAAGTTATGTGACGCAATATTACAATAATGTGCTAGTTGCATTTAATAATAGTTCTAAGTATGTGCAAATTTCAGCCGGACAGATCGCTATTTACAATGGAGAAGTAACAACAAAAGGCAAACGAGCAGTATTTAACCAGTCGGGAAATTCATTCTATAGGGATGATTATTTTGTAGGGCGAATAGGTACAAATGAGTGGAAGAGTAATAGTGCGCATAAAGGGCTTACGTTTGATTTGGAATACCAGGGGAAATATATGGCGTGGGCGCAAGAAGAAAGTAGCAGCGCGACAAGTTACGATACGATTTTATGCTATTCGAGAGCGAATAGCATTTATACAGAAAAGGGCTTACATTTTGGTTGTAATGTGTACGCACATGGTTGGAATCTGTATAACGCCGATCTAAGAAACACGTCATACGACGGCTATAGCAGTTGGACGGGGGAAATTCCGATAATAACAAAGATACAGGCGAATAGTGATGGCACTATTACGTGGTGGAGTTCATCAATAACTGTAAGAAATGGCGGCATAACAAGCGCCCCGAGAAGTTAGGAGAAAATATGGAAGAAGATAGATACTTAAAGGTTAATGAAGCGGAAAAGCCAAAAGAAGAAGAAAGCCCGGTAATAGAAAAAACCACGGTAAGACTTTTCAATACAGAAGCGGGCGAAATGAAAATAGAAGAGGAAAAAGAAGTAGTATGAGCAAAGAAGAAGTAAAGACAGAAAGACACACAGAAACAAAAGAAGAAGCAATTAAGAACATGAGAAAAATAGTAGAGGTTGAGGAAGAAAACCACGTAGAGACAAAAGAAGAAGCAGTTAAGAGAGTAGCCGAGCCGCTTAGCGTTACTATTGAAAAAGCGAAAAAAGATATAAATACAGCGGTTATTATGGCGGAAAGAAATTACGGCTTACATTCAAGTATTACGGTGCTGATTCTTGAAAGTGTCTTAGCAAATGTACGCGCGGGAAATGCTACAGTAGCAGCTATGGAATTTGAACAATACAAAGGGGAACTGTTGAAGAATGAATAAACAGATCACACGACTTACGTTAGATGTAGGCTTAAGAGATTCCTATAAAGTTGTATTCGCAAAGATGGGCGATACAGAACGCCGGGTAATTGCGGAAATTAAAGACAACGGAGAGGACTATAGCCTTGCTGGGGTAAATACTGTAGAAGTTCGCTGTAGAAAGGCAGATGGAAAACAGGTTACTAAAAATGCTACGAAAGATAACAATACAATCGTAATTGACATAAGCGGGCAAATGACAACTTGCAAGGGTACAGCTATTGTAGACGTAGTACTGTACGGAACTGACGGCGGCGTATTAAGTACAGCTAAATTCTATTTGAATGTAGACGACGGGGCGGTAAACGAAGACGATATTAAAAGCAGCAACGAATACGAAAGCCTTACAGATGCATTAAGAACGGTGGGACTTGCAAAGGAAGTAGCGAATACTGCATTAAATACAGCTAATGAAGCAGTTAAAACAGCAGAATCAGCTATGAAACAGATACCGGGTTATACTTCCAGGGCAGAGACAGCGGCGAGCAAAGCGGAAGAAAATAAAACAGCAGCGGCAAATTCAGCGAGCGCGGCAGCAGATTCTAAGGCAGCCGCCGGAAAGTCCGCAACAGCAGCGGCAAATTCAGCAAGCGCGGCAGCAGAAAGTAAAACAGCAGCGGCAAACTCAGTAAAAGCAGCAGAAGCGGCAAAGACGAAGGCAGAAGACGTAGTAAAAGGGATTGCAGATACAAAAGCGGAAGCAATCGCGCAAATAGAAGCTGCCGGAGTAGAAGCCACACAAAATATTAAGGGATACACGAAGGAAGAAACAAACGCACTCTTAAGAGCTGCTGGGATTCATACCCAGGTAGGCGCGCCGATCTACGGGGTTAAAAGAGTATGGAACACGGAAAGCGTAAGCGATACCTGGGAACGTACAGACGCAAGCGTAGGCATGGAAGCAAACCCGACCATAGGGACAAAAGTAGGGAAAGACGACTTTTCTTATGTAATGCCGTGGGCGGGGATTGTATCTAAATGCTGTGACCTGGATACAGGGGAAACAATAGCGTATATCGGAGAACCGGGGTACGACCCAACGAAGTACATGGTACTTACAGAGTATCCGGGATATTATCTCAAACGCTGGCGAGACGATACATACGAATATGTACAGATTTCCGCCGGAGCATTTGACGGAGCGGTATATATAGAGCCGTGGGAGTGGGGACGCTACCCGTCTTCGCTTATGGGAAGTAAGCACGTATCCATGAGCGGAAAGCACCCGGATTGTAGAATAAATAGAGCTACGGTACGTGCGCGATCAAAAGCAGCCGGAGAAGGATACTACAGCATGGATAGTACAAGCTACTGGGCGTATAGTATGCTGGTTCTTGTGAAATACGCGAGTCTTAATACTCAAGAAAAAGTATGCAAGGGCTATTACTATTTGAGATACACAGACCAGGACAAGGCTTTAGTAGCGGAACAGAGTACAAACCGTATTGTTATCGCACTTGCGACAGCAGCCAACGAATACCTGGTAGGAAATGCTGTGGAAATCGGGACAAGCCTGGGCGGAGCACAGGTAGCGAAGCAGAGACTAATTACAAGAGTGGAAGACTACAGCAACGGAAGCGTAACAGGGAAAGCGATCTATTTTGACGGCGACCCGGTAAATATTGCAGTAGGTAATATTATTAGTCATTGCGCTAATATATCGGGAACAACCGATAGCCTGGGAATGAGGGACGGCTGCTTAGTGAATGACGGTAAGCACGCTATGTTACTTTTAGGGCATGAGCATAACGGGCAGTATGCTTTTGTAGATAATGTGAACCGATACCAGGGGACGCTATATGTATGCTACGACAACACAGCGACGAAAGATAATGTAGGAGATACAGACCCGAATTATAAAGCATTAAGCTTTGCATTTCCTACAACGTCCGGCTGGCAGCTTTTGGAAGGATTTGACCCGGAACACCCGTTAGAAATGTGGTGCGAAAAGCTGGGCGGTTCTTCTGTTGGAAAAGGAAACGGGGCGTACTTATGGAGTAATAACAATGCCGCCTGGTGCGTCTTGTATGTCTTCGGTCTCGCGAACAACGGAGCTAACGCGGGCTTGCCTTACGTGATCGCGTACGACGGCAGCGGTAACGCGTACTGGAGCATCGGCGGGGTGCTTCTTAAAAAGCGCCAGTAAGACCGGGGGTGTAACGGGGGCGGGCAGCCCCCTAATACCTAAAGATTTCCAGGAAAATGGAAGGAAAGGGGGAAAGTATTGAATTTGCAAAATGAAATGATATACTACCCAAAAGAAACGGCGGGAAGGAGATAGAACATGAAAGGATAGAGAAAATACATAAAAGGGATTTAGTGTGTAAGCCGCCTGGTACGTCTTGTATGTCTTCGGTAACGCGAACAACGGAGCTAACGCGGGCTTGCCTTACGTGAACGCGAACAACGGCAGCGGTAACGCGAACTGGAACATCGGCGGGGTGCTTCTTAATGCTTACAATGGAAAATATGAATTATTGCACACTATCTAAACACGGCGCAAGCTGTGACCTTACCAGAGTAACCGACACGGCGAAGGACTGGTAAAAATAAGCGACTGGCAAGGAACTATTAGGGGAAGACCCGGAAGCCGCTATTTACAGGGCGGTATGCCTTCGGGCGTATTCCGAATAAGCATTTAAGAAAGGGTAGTATATGGATAAGCCAGTAAATAAGAAACCAAAGTTAAAGAAACAAGAGATACTACCTAAAAGAGTTGGTGGAATCTACGAAAAAATCTACGAATATGAAAACATTAAAAAGGCGATTAAGGCAGTATGCAGTAGCCCAAACGCAACAAAATCAAAGAAAAACGAAAAGACAAATGCAAAGCAACAGAAAGAAAAGTATTTAGGGGATATCGACAAATACACGAAAATAATACAGGCACTTCTGATAGAAGGCAGATATAAGCCACGGAAGCTGAGAAGAAAAGAAATATACGACGGTGTGCGGCATAAAAAACGAATGATCGCTAAGCCCTGTATGATTGATAAGATTGTACAACGGGCAGTATTACAGATCATTGAGCCTATTCTGACAAGAAGGATGTATATGTATTCGTGCGCAAGTATAAAGGGAAAAGGCGGGACGTATTGCAAAAGGAAGATTGAAAGAGCGATAGCCAGGAAGAACAGGAAAGGAAAGACGTATAAGAATGTAAAACATACAAAGTACTGGGAAGCCCTGGATATTAAGAAATGCTACGACAATATTTTACATTGCTTTTTGAAGTTCCGACTTATCAAAATGTTTAAAGACAAAAGGTTACTTGAATTACTGTTTATGTGTATAGATATTTACTGGGTAAAAGAGACAGCAGCCGGGAAAAGAGGAATACCAATAGGTACGCCCTTCGGTCACTGGTTCGCTAATATCATGCTGACACCAGTAGACTTTGTAATAAAACATATTTTCAAGATAAAATACTATTTTAGGTACATGGACGATATGTTATTATTTAGTAGTAATAAAAAGAAGTTACGACAGTATGTAGCCTGTATCCGTGATGCACTATCACGAATAGGCTTACACATAAAGAGTAAATTACAGGTACACGCAACCAATGATAAAGGGAAGTTAGGGAACAGACCAATAGACTTTATAGGCTATAGATTCTACCGGGACTGTACTACCTTACGTTCCAGTATATGCTTAAGAATAACACGGAGAATACGGAAGGTACGAAAGAAGCAGATACTTAACGGACACGATGCAAGAAGCGTAATAAGCTATTACGGCTGGATAAAAAATACGGATTCCTGGGGACTGAAAGTAAAGTATTTTGATGATACCGTAAAAAGCGCAAAGGAGAAAATAAGCAATGGAAGCGGTAAGAATCAGAGAAGGCGTAGAGACAGAAGAGGAAGTACTGACCGGGGCGGCTATCGTTGGGAGACAGGCAGGGCGTGTGCGCGTACAGCTTAAGACAGACGTAGAGACAGTAGAAGAGACGGAAGAAAAACCGAAACACTACCGTTTTACACTGATTGAGTTTTGCACCCGTGAAACTGCAAAGCTGGAAGCCCGTATTAACGGAAGCCTGGCTAAATGGATTGAGGAAGCCCGGAGAATTGCAGCAGAGAAAGCGGGAGAGAAGACAGCAGAAGAGAAGTACGACGATCTCAAAGAGACAACCGACGGACTGGTAGAAACAACGGACGAGCTTGTAGAAACTATGGCGGATATATTAGGGGGTGCTATTTAATGCTGACGGGTGCGAAACTTAAAATTATTGTACGCGGTGTAAAAATTAAGGTGCAGCGTGGCGAAGACCTGGAAGAGATTTTAGAGAGCTACGAAAACCTTACGGAAGAAGAGAAACAGCAGATAAGGGATAAAGTAAATGAGTGATTATCTTTTACAAATGATTGAAGTACAAGCCAGTGTAATTACAGATTTGACAGAGGTAAATAAAAGACTTCTGTTAGAGCTGGAACAATACCGGGCGATAGAGGAAGAAGACAATATTATACTAACGATGATGCAAGACATAGAAGAAGGAAAGGAAGACTTAATAAAAATGTCTTCTGTATAGGAAGGTTAGTATTTTTGAGTAACGAATTTTGGATAGGGCTGTTAATACAGCTTGTAGTCTATGGCGTGTCTATCGGCGTGATTTACGGCGTAATGCGTACAAGATTAGACTATATCGAAAAGAAATTAGATAAACACAACAACGTAGCAGAAAGGGTATACAAATTAGAAGCAGATTCAAGTAAAATACTTGAAAAAATATCAGTAGAGAATAACCGTATAAAAGACCTGGAAGAGTGGCAGACGTATGAGCAGAGGAAAGAGTAAACGGGAATTTAAGAAAAAGGTTGTAATGGGGACTGGTGTACTATTTGTATGCGCCTGCTTAGTGGCTTTAGTGTTCGCCTGGAACGAAAAGCCTACAGATGTGTTTACCTATATCATTCCGACGGCTGGCGGCGTATTCGCTGCCGCTGTAGTGTGGTATCTGAAAGCGGTACAGCTTGAAAATGGAATTAAGATACAGCTTGGAATGATTAAAAAACTTATCGACCTGGGGGAAGAGAACCAGGCGGAAGAAACAAAAGAGAGAATCATACAGAAGATGAAAGATAAAACAGATACAATTATAGACGAAGCGTTAGAACCGACAGAAATACAAAATTTTTAGAGGTACGAAACTATGGAAACTGTAAAAATGATTCTTGAAAACTGGGTATACTTTTTTATCCTTCTTATCCTGGGGCTGCTTACCGTGTATGCAATCCTTAGATTTATGAAGCTGACACCGAAGCAGCAGCTTGAAAAAGTAAAAGTAGCACTGCTTTACATGGTAACAGAAGCAGAAAAGGAATTAAAAAGCAAAACAGGACGCATTAAGCGATCTATGGTATGGGAATGGCTGGTAGAAAGATTCCCGATTGTTACGCTTTTTATCACGGAAGAACAGTACGACAAATTATTAGACCAGGCGTTAGAAGACTTTAGAAAAATGCTGGAAAGTAATACAAGTTTGTATGATTACGTTTACAATACAGTAACAGTTACGGAAGAGGACACGGAAAACGATATTATGAGAAAGATTGTAACGGGGGCGTAATTGTATGAAGATTTTACTTATCAGCGGACACGGGGACGGCGACCCGGGCGCAAGCTCAAAATTTGGAGTAGAAGCAACAGAAACCGTAGTAATGGTACAGAAGATTAAGGAAACACTGGGGAACTATGCACAGGTTGACTTATACCCGACGAACAGGAACGCTTTTAAAGACCTGGGTAAAGGTTGCTGCCAGGTAAAATTTGGAGATTATGACTATGTACTGGAAGTACATTTTAATTCTTGTGTAAATGACCTTGCCGGGAATGGGAAGACTACAGGTACGGAAATCTATGTAACAACAGCAGAGAAGACCGTAGGCGTAGAAATGAAGATCGTAGAGAAAATCGCAGCGCTGGGACTTAAGAACAGGGGCGTAAAGCGGACAAATTGGCGCGTGATCGCGAGAGCAAAAGCAAGCGGTACGTCTTCGGCACTGCTGGAAGTATGCTTTATCGACGACAAAGACGATATGCAGATTTATACAGCGAAAAAAGACCAGATCGCGGCAGCAGTGGATACAGCAATCGCGGAACAGTTCGGGCTTAAGAAAAGCGGGAACAGCGGAAACCAGGGAAGCAAAGGTATTACAGTAGGAAGTACCGTAACAATTAAAGACGGCGCGGTATACGGCGGCTTATCATCGGCACGCGGTAAAACAGTTCCGGCAGCTCAGCGCGGCGGAAAGAAACATACAGTAGATAAAATCCAGGTAAATAACGGAGTACAGGAAGCACGACTTAAAGATATTACAAGCTGGGTAGCTGTATCGAGCTTACAGGCAGTGTAGGGGGATAAGGAACATGAACGCAGAACAGAAGAATTTTATTGAAGTGGTGGGCGCTATTGCGTCCGCCGATATGAAGAACAGCGGAGTAGCGGCAAGCTTAACGACAGCACAGGCAATTTTAGAAAGCGCCTGGGGAAAATCAGAGCTGACAAAGACAGGTAATGCACTTTTTGGAATTAAGGCTACAAAGGACTGGAAGGGTAAGACTTTAACAAGAAAAACAACGGAATACGAAGATGGAAAGAAAGTACAGGTAGAAGCAGAGTTTAGAGCCTATGACACCTGGGAAGATTCCGTAAAAGACCACAGCGCATTTTTAAAGAAGTATAAGAGATATGCGAAGGTAATCGGGGAAACAGATTACAAAGAAGCTTGTAACGCGGTAGCTGCTGCTGGGTATGCATCAGACCCGGAATACGCAAAGAAACTTATTGAGCTTATCGAAACATACGAACTGTACAACTACGATACGAAGAATACAAATACCGACGACCTGGGAGCAGAGGACAAGAAGTATTACAGAGTCCAGGCGGGAGCATATAGGAGAAAAGAAGGAGCTGACCTTATGGCGGAGAAAATCAAAAAGACCGGGCATAAGGACGTATTTGTAAGAATGATTAACGGGCTTTACAAAGTACAGGCGGGAGCTTATACAGATCGCAAAAACGCAGAGAAGACAGAGAAAAAATTAAAAGCTGCCGGAATTAGTTGCTTTATTGTATGTGCATGATGTAGTATTAAGGAAACGGGAAAGAAAGTAGCGGTAACTGCCGCGTAACTTACAAATGCATCAAAAAAGCCGAAAAATAGGCGTTCGGAGTT